CCACTAGATACCAGACTGCACCCACCGGATAAGGAACACACCCACTAGATACCAGGCTGCACCGTTTTATTTTTCCCTTATATATAATAAGGTGTACTACATAATAAGTAATGATCCCGGGCAAACTGGCAAAAGCACGTAATAAATAAGTTTATTTGTGAATGTATGTAAATTTAAGGCGTTTATTTGTAACTAAAGGTTAAAAATAAAGGAAAACATGAACTTTTTGCGAAAAATATTTGCGCGAAACAAATAAAAGTATTACCTTTGCAAACGTAAAACAGAAACAAAGTATAAACAAATAAAAAATTAAAGTTATGAAAAAGAATTTAGTTATCGCAAGTGTAGCTGCAATTGCAGCACTTAACCCTGAAGGTTTTACCGTTAACGCTGCAAACTTGCAGCCCGTTACAAGCGGCTTCGCTGTAGCACTGAAGCGCACACAAAACAGTTTCGGCGTTGAAGGTTTGGCAAAGGTTGCAAACGTTATCGACGAGCTCCAGGCTTCAGGTAATTTAAACGGCCGCGCACTTGCATTCGGCGGCTGGTATGATTCAGAAAGCGGACTCTTTTATTATGATGCAACTTTGATTTACCAGGATAGAGAAAAAGCTATCGAGGCGGGCCGTGCAAATGAGCAGATAGCAATTTTTGATCTTGCAAACTTAGTAGAAATTCGCCTGTAATATATAGCTAACGGGGACCGCTCCGGCGGTCCTTATTATAGAAACTTTTTAAAATATAGAAATCATGAAAGAATTTTTTAAAATATTGGCAAATATGGAGATCACAAGTTTGTTCTTGGTAATTATCCCCGTACCTTTTTTGTTAGGCGCTTTTTATACTGCTTATAACCTGGTATTTTGTGAAGTGGTAAAAAAACAGGTAGCTATCGAAAATTTGTTATTATTAGGCGTTATTGCTGTTTTGATGTATGTTGTATTTGGCACCATGTTTAGAATGGACTATAACGACACAAAACGAGGGTTAAACAAATAATATAAGTACAATTATATAGAATATAAACATTTTAAAATTAAAAAATTATGGCAACTAAAAGATATAATACCAAAACATTTGATTTTGTGGTAAACGGCGAACACGTTTATTTTACATGTGATACGACCAACACAAAAAATGGCTTCTGCCATCATGTTTTTGCAAGTGGAGGCGGCAAATATTACGAGCATTCCCGCGTATCTTACTTAAATAGAACCTGGGAGACTTTCGAGTATGAAACGGCGCTTTTACACGCTGTAGATAAATTTCCAAAAAGTATGCGTGAACCTTTACGCCTGGAGATCCAGGCCGTTGCACAAAACGAACACGAGAAAGCAGAAACTTTCTGGCAGGCGTTCGCGGCTAACTTCGCCGCGTTGAGTACTGAACAAAAGCAATTTGTTCAGGAACACACACCGGAAATTACTAACATGCACCAGGCAAAAATAGTAAATTCGGCCGTGGCTATGTTGGCTGCACTATAATATATTTTAAAATTCCAGGGTGCAAAGGTTTGAGGCCTGAACGGCGGATCATTCCCGCCGGTACCCCCTATTATAGAACATTTAAAATTTTTAGAGTTATGGCAAAGTATACAAAGGAAATGGAATATAACGAACTTGCAAAACGCGGGGAGTGTTTTTGTGCAACTAGTAATTGCGGCGGTTATGGTATTGTTGTTAACGCCGGCGGTGATGCTGTATTGTGGCGACGTTATTGTATGGACCAGGAACACACGGCGCAAAGGTGGCAAGAAATTAAATACACGTTTCCAAGAAACGAGGAGGCAGAGGCGCGTCCTTATTTCACGGTGTACGGTACCCGTTATTATCTCGATAACTTTATGAGATGTGCGTAAAAATACCCCGGTTCCCTGGATATTCCAGGGAACCCGCAAAATAACTACATTATTTTAAAATATTTGGATCATGAATAATTATAATATCACTTTTTTGCGCCGTACGGATACGGCCGAACTGGTAAGCATTTTATTTGCGGTGTGCTCCCTTCTATTTGCACGCCTGAACAAAAGTACCTTTGCGGCCTTAAAAACCGCTTGGCAGTGGCTTTTTAAGCCTGAAACTTACTTTGCAAGCGACGGCGAAGGCGTGACGGTAAACGGGCTGCAAATTATAGGTATTAATTTAATTACTGCGGCCGTGTGTGTATTGTTATCAATTTCTTTATAATGATATTCTTTTTCAAACTGTTAAATAACAGGGTGCAAAGATTTTGAGATCTCCAGGCGGCTCGTGGACCGCCGGCACCTTCTAACAAGGTGATAAAACCGCTTTTATAGTGGGTGTAAAATATCACTAGGAATTAATAAATATATATTATAGAACATTTAAATTTTTAAGGTTATGAAGACTTTTCATTTTTGCTACACAGTAACACCTTCAGAATCATACGACAAAGAGGGTAATATTAAAATGCCGGATTTTTTTATTGATATAAGAAATCAGCACAGCGAGATCCAGGCAGAAAACCTGAAGGAGGCGTGCCAGGCATTCAGCGAGATTTTAAGCCGTGAATGGTGTATCGATTTAACCAAAAATGGCATCAAAACCGCTACAGGTATGTATCGAGATACCGACGAAGGAGCGGAACAAATAGGCCTTGTTTTTAAGGCGCGCACTGAGATCCAATTTGATTACACCTATAAAATGCGTAATATCCAGGTTTGGACATCAATTCGTGAAGAGTTCGTTCCAGATTTCGAGAAGGAAGGCTTTAAATTATAAAACGTGTAAAATATTACTCTATTATAGAACATCTGAAATTTTAAGGTTATGAAAGAATTAAAGAAATTAGCTATCTTATTACGTGCACTTGGTTTTAAGGTAGAAGTGGAAAATGAAACAATTAGTTTTGACGACGGTGCTGTATATAATAATCTCTTTGCCGCTGTCGATTTAGCAAACTGTCACTGGGACATCTGGCACGAAGGCAGAATGTTTGAGGTACACTTTTTCGCAAATAATGAGTGTATTTATGATCAGGTGTACTTCTCATTTCAGTTCGACGTTATCAAACAGATTTTTATCGATTACGACAAATACGGGAAATAAGCCTGTGAAGGCTTCCGGGTACCCCTGGAGCCTTCTTTATAGGCTGCAAAGAATATCACTCTATTATAGAACATTTTAAATTTTGAGGAATTATGGAAACAAAGATAGATTTAGGTAATTTGGAAAAAGAGGACAAGGAGAAAATCATGGCTAGATACAAGGAACTTGCAGCAGATAGCGGCGACGTGTACGTCTGGCAGTTTAACAAAAATACTCCACCTTCAGCCCGTACCTTCAGCAGCGAGGAGAACGCGAAGGAGTACGAAGTATTGAATAATGAACGTTTGCGCCGTTGGTTAGGTGAACACGTATCTAAAACTACCTATATTATAGGTACGGAAAAAGATTACCAGATGGCGGTGAAAAACTGGGAACGCGACCGCGCAAAGATGGAGGCTAAACAATACGCCGAACATGTTGCAAAGGTAGTAGGTGTTTACCAGCAGCAAATAAAAGCCCTGGAGGCGTTAAAACCTGTTTGCCGCACCTTTGACGGCAAAGTGATAAATAAGCGCTTCAATGAGGCTGTAAAATCCGCCACGGGCTTTTACTGCTGTTTTGAGGATGGCTGCATGAGCTTATATAAATATAGTTGTGCTGGTCCTTATAAGGAAATCCACGTTTATCTCTATTATAGATGGTATCAGAAAATGGAGAATTTCTGGCAGTGGAAGCCAGGCGATCGCATGGAGGCGGAAAAGGCGGTATCTATTATAGATATAAAGATAAACGTCTTACAGAAGGAAATAAAACGCATTCAGGGTACCCGAAAGAACTATACAAAGTACGTGGTAAAGGTGCGCAAAGTGGAGAAGCTCATTGAGGAACTCAGCCGCGAGGATTCATATATTCAAGGCTTCGCGATGGATCACGACCTGCAGCAGTATCCTTCAGTTACCAGTATTTGGAAGTGTAGATAATATCGTGGAAAGCCCTGGGTATCACCCAGGGCACCCTTTATAGAACGTGTGAAAGCTTACTTATTATAGAACGTTTTAAATTTTGAGGATTTATGATAAACAAGAAATTTTATATTGATTATCTGAGCCAGCAGACGAAGGCAGACGGGCGACCATACGAAACGGCGCTAAGTGATTTTTGTGACTATCTGCTTGACCTGTTCAGCGTGAAGGCTTTTGACGGTACCCTGGACGGTTTTAAAAACAGGCAGCAGAAGCGCCTTCAGGCTAAACCAAAGTTTGGCGTTTTGACTATGGCTTGGTTGAATGATGTTGGCCAGGCAATGGACCGCGGCCAGTGGCTCGACGTTTTCGGTATGCTATATGAGGATATGTATTTAACCGCTGGTAAGGCATCGAAAACGGGGCAATTTTTCACTCCTCAGAGTGTTTCTTCTCTGATGAGCTCCATTATAGGCTCTGGCAAAAACGAAGCCACCAGCGCAAAAATAGAAGGTACCACGGTGAATGATTGTGCAGCTGGCAGTGGCAGACTCCTTCTGGCTCATTTTATCGAGGCTAGCAAACTGGACCATTCAGCCGGGCGACCATTCCGGTATATTGCTCAAGACTCAGATCCGCTGGTATGTAAAATGTGTGCACTCAACATGATGGTGCATGGTATGAATGGACGTGTAATTTGCCAAGATACCCTGGCAATGAGTACACCATCTGTCGAGTACTTCATAAACGAAGTAAGATACCCTTTCAGTACGCCTTATTATAGCGTGCGTATCAAATCAGGGAATCCGGCAAAATAAGATTCCCTGGCAACAAAAAGAAACATATTATAGAACATTTAAATTTTTAAGGTTATGGAAAAGAAAAAGAAATTAGATGTATCAAACATCGACCTGGTAAGCTTCGAAGGCTTTTATCAGACTATCTGGGATTCTTCTTTTGAGGTATCAGATTACGAGTACCGGAACGAAGTTGTAGAGGATGAGGATTTCACCTTTAATGAAGACAGCTACCAGAAGGCAGTTTGCGAGGCATACACTAAGCAGTGGGAACGCTGGCTCCAGCAGTATGTTTGCAAAGATATTAAATTATCCTTCGTAGGCGTTCAGCACCCACTGGCTTATAACTTCAGTACCGATACCATCCAGGTTAAAATCGGGCTATCTGGTGCGGCTAAGAATGCGATTATAGCCAAGGTGAAATATCACCATGAAGAGATAGCCGGCTGGATCAAGGAAAATCACACTTCCTGCGATGGCTTCTGGTCCTTCTTGAGCGATGATATAAAAGACTGGAACCGTGCAGCCTTATTCAACCATACGAGCGACCGCCAGGAAGCCTATCTTGCCTACATGCTGTATTATATAGTGAAGGCAGAAATCGGGGCTAAGAACGGCGACGACCGCCTGGAGATGATGGCTTATTACAATATCTCCGAGCAGATGAGCAACACTGAGTTTATCACGTACCCTGGCAATAATAAGGCAGCCTGAGCGCTGCCCTATTATTGCTCATCGGAAAAATTAGTAATCACTCATTATAGAACAGATAGAAAATGAAGAAATCATCAGTTATATATAATTTCGCTATATCGCAGCAGCAGGGTAAAATCCTGCTGACTGCCCAGGAATATCCCTGGAGTGTGCTCTAGGTTATCACCTTCGAGCCACAATATTTCGATAAGGTGGTGGCGCTTTGCAAGCGCCGTGGTATGGTAGCCACCCACGACAAGGACCGCTCCTTCTGCATCATCCATCTTGGCAGTGGCGACCAGGGCGGCAAATATCCAGATAAGCATATCAATACCGATACGCCGGCAGCTATCGACAAGTATCTGGAGGCATTGAAAGATGCGATGGCTCAGGCAGTAGTGTGGTATTATACGAATATTATAGAACGTGTAAAAAATTAGAAATTATGGAAGCAAAGAATAATAATAAGAACGGTATGAACGTTATAGAGAATGTAGAGAACGAAGTGCAGGTGACAGAAGAGAGCCGCAAGGCTTACGGCAGACCATCTGTCAATGAGGAGAAGGGATGGAAGCTGGACCACGTCATTCCTTTCGATTTCTACCACGATGCTTACATCATGAGTCGCAAGGGCATCGACGAGCTTGTGGAAATGGTACTGCAGGAATGCAATATCAAGCCGGACGATACCTGCTCCTGGGCGAAGGATATTCGCACGATTATCAAGTATGCCATCGAACATTTCGACGAGATGCTGGAGGAAGACGAGGAAGACCCGGACGAGGAGAACCGTCTATTATCAGGACAATGGATCGGTGATGGTATCGAATTGCGAGGTGAGGCTTATTACGTTGCCGAGAGCTTCGCTTCTCATACCTTCGAGGAGTTTAAGGAGCAGTACACCCGAGACAGAGAGTTTGAGAAGTTACTTGCCTTCCGTGGTATGACCGAGGAAGAATTTAAGGCTGATTACAATAAGCGCCATGCGCAAGATAATGTGGCATAGGATGACCATCTGCAATGCCCTATCACATCATATAGGGGAAGCCTGAGTGCCTTCCCCTACCCCGTCCGGCAGACCGGCAAGTGTGGATCATCACCACGGCGGGGTGCTATTCTTTTAAATAACTTTAAAAATTAAATGTTTATGTGCGGAAGCGTCCGCATTTGTTTAGTTTTACTCGCTGTCTGCGGTCCGTGATGGATAGCAGCAGATTTTTTAAAGGTAAAAGGGTAAAAAGGTAAAAAGGTAAAAAACTTAGCCACCTTGCCTTTGCTTATCGCTGCCACGGCTGGCAACATCTATTTAAAGATGTGAGGATCGACACTTCACGGCGAACGAATGACTGAGAAATAAGGTATGAGGTGCCAAAAACGTAACGAAACGTTAAAAATGCACTTAAATACGCAATTAAAGTGCATTTTATTTGGTAGTTTCAGAAATTCTTCGTACCTTTGCATCAGATAAAACAAGAAGATAAATAACAACAACAATAATAACAGGCTGTGCCAGATAGCCAAATAAGTCTCAAGGGCATGAGCAGAGAAATATGATTATCACTTTCAAGGAGTTTAAGGACAGAGTTCGTAATACCGCTTCAATCGAGTTTGGCTCGTTCAGATTTGACGAAGCAGACAAGCGCTATGGTCGCGAGGTTTCTATCTGTCAATCAGGCTACCACAATGCTTCTAACTACTTCCGTCTTCCGTTGGCAGACAGTTATAAGATGGACGTTTACACCGATTACGAATATCTCTGGGGTAGCACCTTCGTAAAAGAGGATGCTCCTGTAGATTTCAACGCTCATACGTTTATTGTCGTCGCTTCTGACTTTCCTGCCGACATCGAAAAGGCTTATAAGCGCAAGAATAATTACAAGCACTGCTGCATCAATAACTACGTGATTTCTTCCGTTTCCGTGGCCTGCGCTACCTGGATACGCCTTACTAACTATCTCGAAGGTAAGAACGAGGTGGATTTGCTGGGAGGCGGTGAGGTCATCGTAGGCGAGTGCGAAAAGGACGCAATCAAGCGTGCAGCCAAGGTTCACAAGTATATCCTTCTTGCAGAGAAGGCTTTCAAGAAGTATCTGGAAAAGAAAGGTCTTGCTAACGAAGACGAATATCTGAGTATGCTTGCACGTAAGGCAGTAGAGAAGAAGGAGGAAGAAAAGGCAGCGAAGAAGGCTGCAAAAGCGAGAGCCAAGGAACAGGCTTATATCAAGGAGCATATCTGTGTATTTGGCAAGGCTGGAGAAAAGGTAGATTTCAGTGCAGATCAGCTCATCTGCCGCTGTCTGGAACTGGGCAAAAATCACGGAGGTATCGATGCAAAAATCGCCGAGGAAAACGGCGTGGAGTGCTACGAGTGGAAAGATTATGACGGATATAGCAAAAGCTGCGGTTATACAATGATCCGCCGTTCCTTCACTCTGTATCTGAAGAAGGGATATAATATCTATATCGTGGGCGGTCTGATTACCTTCGTGCGTGGCGAAATCAAGCGTCAGGGCGTGGCTTGTGAGTGGATTGAGCAGGGCAAGGCTATCGCTGATATTAAAACCGTAAAGGGCTTCCTGGTAAGGGGTGAGCACATCGTAGCTAAATCTCTGAAGGAGGCGCAGCGTATCAGTGCTGAGAAGCGCAGCAAGCAGGCTCTTAGTCTGCTGAATGCCCGCAACAAGAATAAGCTATCCTATCAGAAATTAATCGGTCACATGTTCACCTTTGAAGAGTCTTTGGCTTCCGGCAACTGCCGCCCAGGCACTCAGAACTTCAAAAACCGCTACGAGGCTGCCATCGGTCACGAGGCTACCGAGATTTCACTTGCCGACCTTCGCAAGTATGGCAAGAAGTTCGGTCTTGAGGAATATACCGAGCGTGTTATCCGCTACGTTATGAACAAATTGTAGAATCATATATATTACTTATAGAATATGGAAAAAATGATATTATCACCCTTGCAGCTATCCTCTGTAGCCAAAAGCTACTACGAGGGTAGCATACCGAAGAATACCTTCGGGATGGAGAAGTATGTAGCCACAGACGGCGAAAATGCGATGTTTGTAAAGTCAGACTATCAGCCAGCACCCGGCGAAGTAGTCTTTTATATCAAGCGCATGAGATCAGAGCTGTATTGCCAGCTCTATAAAGAATCATAAAATACTTGGAGATATGGCAAAAAGAGAAATTCCCCTGTTTATTATAGACACGCTGCGAAATCACAAGCGTGGTGAGTGCGACTTCCTTGTCTGCACTGATAAGGATTGCGGTTTTATAGCCAAGGTCGATTATATCGACGAGGAGAAGGAGGAGGTAGGCGATGACTACCGCATCGGTCTTCCTCGCCGTGGTTGCAGCTTGAGAATCAAGATTCATCAGATGATAGGTCAGCACCCTGATACGGGCAGAATCAGAACCTTATTGAAGAAAGGTATGGAGTACTTTATGAAGGCTGTTACCTGCGAGGTTCACGTAAACAATCCGAGCCGTGAGGAGTGCGCCGATTTCCTGAACACGCTGGTCCGTATGAATAAGCAGTATGTGGACGATGCCGGCTCAGACTATCACGCAAGACAGGCCACCATCCACACGATTATGATGCTGGAGGCTACGAGAAAGTTTCTTCTGAAAAAGCCGGAAGGTATCGAGATTGAGAACGGCGGCGATAATGATCCGCTCGAAGGTATAGATTTTAAGTAATAATGTTCAAGCCATTGACATCACGGTTAAGTTATAAGATATGAAGAAGATGACTTATGACGAATATGAAAATTTCTGCATTCAGTCCCCTGATGAGTTCTGGAATGAATTTGATTATTTTGTCGATATGGAGAATACTGCTGATTTGAAGTATGATTTTGTTTTCGATTTTCCTTACGGTATTAGCGCAGTAGATGAAGACGCTGATATTATTGCAGCAGAGTTACCTGATAATTCATATATCTTTTTCGAGACTTCCGTTCCTGAAGTATTAAGATATATTAGAGACAATTACTCAGATGATATAGATACCACCGTTATAGACCAGAAATTAAAAGAGTCAAGCGATGACGATAAGGAATAAAAAAGCCCCGACCTAAGCCGGGGCACCGCGAGCCTTCCGGCTCGAATCTACTATAGTAGAAATTTGGCTCTTTAAGAGCGTTTGAATCCACAGACTTTTGAAAGTCTGACCGTCAACGGAAGTTTTATTGCTCTTTCTATTCCATAAAGGTACGATTGAAATCTTCCGAAGACGAGTGCAAATTTAAGAAATAAAACAATACGGTGTATCAATTTACCCGAAAAATTATAGAATTTTAAGTTTTTAAAGCCCTACCGCATCGCGGATAAGCGGAATAAAGATGTTTAAGATATTGCACGCCTTCCTTGATTATCCCTTCTGCTCGTTCGAGTTTCTAAACCTCGACACTCAGGATCATATATTTGCTTCATTCTTCGATGATCCTCTTTATGAGCTTCTGAAAGAGTGCGGGGTGAATTATGACCACGAGTTAGAAGGGAAGATAATAGAGAAGATTCCGTCCGATTTGCGCATACATACCAGGGAGTATTCCGTTATCAGGGCGCAACAATATTTGGAAGGTTCTTGGTTCTTTCCCTGGCTAAAGAAGAAAAAGTAATATAATCATTTAGCCCTACGCATCACGGTGAAGCGGATTCAATATGAAGAAAGATAGATTTGTTGTAAAATCCAGCAAGACCGAATCTGTAGTATGGACGGTTGAAGATAATGTGTCGGGCATAGGCATCACTTTCGTAGAAGGAGATTTGTTTGATACTTGTAGATATTTTGTTATCGACAAAGCAAAATGCAAGAATAAGGATATTGATGGCATCGTTGCAAATATCACGAAGTGGATAGGTGAAAACCACCTGGATCTGGCTGTATGTAACGTTTCTGCTCGATTCCGTGCTATCTGGCTGCTGAACGATTCCCACAGCCTGACAGTCATCACTGAGGCTATTAAGGGTATCTCTCCTAACGATGTGGATATGGCCAAAGCTTCTGATACTCTCTTTAACAAGGTTCACGATTCCGTTCTTATGGGCGATGGAGAAAATGAGTTCTGTTCCGAGCAGGAGATTACCCGACTCCTGGGCGCGGTATCTATGCTATCAGATAAAGAGGCGATGGAGGTGTTTTGCATGGCTTCCGCGTTCTGGAACTACAAGGATAAGGCAGAAATAGATATTGGCAATTATGCAGATGATCTTATTTGTTGGCCAGTCTATTTATCTCGTGAGCAACAAGCCGAGGCGATGGGTAACGATAGTAAGATCATCGAAGCTGAAGGTTTTGAACTCGAAGAAGAGGAAGAGGAAAAATAGAACGCAAAAAGGCTTTGGCCAACCTTCTATTTCGGAAAAATAGAACATTTTATAGCAACTTTTTAAATTCACAAAGAAAATGGAGAATACCAAAACATCAAATAAGAGAGGCAGACGCTCAGCAGAGGGCAGCGTTCATAAATATGTGGTACCCGATGACGTTCACGATTGGATCAAAAAGCATGGAGGCAGCAGATATATCACGGATATTATTCGCGCTATCGAGGCTGCGACCTTGCAGGCTCAGAAGAAGCAGCAGAAAAGCGAGGAGAAGAAAGAGGATAGTCACGACAGCGGTCCTTCGGTACAGGCTTCTAACTTTAAACAGGTAATCGAGCATATTTGCATACCTGTGACAGACGAACCTATCGAGGAGGAGGATTGCAAGCTGATTTGCAATGTGAAACGTATCAGATATGGTTATCCTGTAAATTCTGATTCTAATGGTGGATCATGGAGGATAGATGAAGACGTAGACGCAACTACCTTTCATAAACTTGTCGAAATAATTCGCCAATGCTTAGAGAGTGACTATGAAAACGGTCTTTGCTCAGGAACTCCTCATAGATTTGAAGATTACGTTATAGAAGGCATAGAGATTTGCAAAGATACTCGGGTAGCTACTGTTACCTTCGGCAGCTAGTCACTCCTTGTTATAACATCGGTGAAACTTCACCGATGCTGCGACAAAATTATAAACTTCAATTTTAATACATTTAAAGATTATAGCATTATGAAAAAAGCAATCACATATTCCGTTGCAGCCATCGCCCTGGTAGGCGTAGCTGTGCTGCTCTTCTCTACCATCGGTGTAGCAGTGTTCTTCCTGCCACTTCTGGCTGGAGCATTCAAATAAAATACATCAATTTTAATACTTTCGTTTTTTTAAAGATTATAAGATTATGACTAATAAGGAACTGAACATGGCTATCCTCAGCAAACTGTATGAAATAGCTGAAATGATTTGGCAGAAGATGGTAAGAAACGACCACGGTTGTTTTCGTGCCAGCGAGATAGCAAAGAACCTGGGTAAGATTTTCTATTGGGGTGATGCAGATAAAGATGAGCTTATCCAGATAGAGGTAGGCAATTTCCGCTGCGAGTTTGCTGCTGCGCATATCTTCCGTCTTGTTACCAAGTTCGAGAATCTTGCCGGTATCGGCAAGAAGGCGCACATGTTTAATTATCAGGAGGAGAACGAGAAGGAACGTGGCTGCGTATGTTTCCAGGCTACCAAGGAGATGGCAGAGCTTTGCGATTTCGTTTATAAGAAGCAGGATAAAGAGGCTGTGACAAGTATCTTTATCGACGCTGAAAAAAAACGACTGGTGGCTACAGATACCTATAAGTTGCTTGCTATGCCTGTAACCATCACCCAGAAGGCTGGTGATACCCGCGAAATGCTTATCAACGCGAAGACCTGGAAAAAGATGTGCGCAAAGATGAAGAAGGGAGAAACCTACGAACTGATGGCTACCAAACTGGATAACCGCGAAGAGGCTACTGTGATTGAGTTTGAAGGCGTGACTTCCTACGAGCCTTCTACTTGTCGTTTTGTGAACTGGACATACTGCTTTAGCAAGTTATCGGCAGAGCATTCTGTGCATCTGGGCAGCAGTTGGGAGGCTATCCAGCAGATGATCCGCTCTGTAAACGAAGAATTGGTTTATCTTTCCGGTAAGCAGGGCGAGAAAGTTATCACGGTAAAGATGGGCGAAAATTGGGCTACCTTTGCTACGGATGAGGTGTTGGCTCATAGCTTTAATCTCTGTTTTATGGGCGAAAAACTGCTTTCCATCTCACAGTTAGATGTGCTCTATCTGGACATGGAGGCTAATACACCAAAGCCTGCAGTATGCGGAAACGGATATATCTATTTAATCTGTCCTTACACGATGGGCGATGTCTATGTGGGCGAACTGGTGGCCGATGGCGTTTACGATGCTGGTAAGGCAGGTAATCTTATCGACCTTTTACAGCAGAGCTGCGAAATCACTACTCCTGTGGTATCTGAAAAGAAAGTTGTTCCTGTGGTATCATCTTCTGAAAAGGCTGCGTCATCTTCTGAGAAGAAAAAGAAGTCTGTGGATGATAGCCGCAAGTTTACTTTTGATAAGATCGGCATCGAGCCTGGCGACATCATTACTTTTATCCATGGTGGGCAGAGGGTTATCACGATAGACAATAACAAGGTGGTATACCAGGGCAAGGTTTATACTCTTTCCGGCTTCTGTAAGGAGTTTATGCCTGATGATAGACGGAATAAGGCTAACAGCTATCGTGGCTGCGCTTTCTTCGCCTACAAAGGTGTGAAGCTGGATAAGATGTTCAAGGAGGCGCTGAAGGCTAAGGAGCATGCAGATTTGGCGCAGGATAAGGAGGAAGACGAGAAAGAAACAAAACACCTTTCCGTTTCCGTTCCTGCGGCTATCATAAAGATGAATATTGCCGAGTTGCTTGCATCACCATCGTACACCAGAGATTTTAAGCCTGTATGCGGCTATCTTGTATCGTCGCCTATCATTGTACCATTTGGACGTGATAAGGACGTAGGCGCAAGGAAAACCCACTATCTGGTAGGCGTGGCTGCGCAGCCTATGCCACCACCTGGGAACGCAAGAAAGCTTTTGCCCTTACAGGGCGAGAGGGGCGCGCCTATGATTACCCAGGGTGTTGCCCTGGGCTAGGAGCTTCTGCCCCTTCAGGGCGTGCTACTTGAGGAGATTTAATAAAAAAACGTAAGGGTATATAATAATTCCGGAGGCCTTTGCGTTATCAATTATAGAACAATTTTAAAACTAAAAATATGAAAGATAATGAAGTAGTAGTTACTATCCCCTGCAGCGATCATGCCATCTTTCTTGATCATTATGGCATGTTGTATGAGCGCATTGGTCTCGCATGGAAGAAAGATAAGGACAGTTTAGAAGGTTATGACGAGTATTATTACATTGACGAAGATGGTTTTTGGCAGATTCCTGAAGGTGTGAATGAAGAGACTGGAGCTTCTATCATCGCTCATCGTGGAGAAACGATACCTTTTGAAAATCTATGTTACGTCTTCGGATATACCACATTTATTCCAGCGGTTATTCCCGACCTGAAGAGTTACGATGTTCATATAGATAAATCGAACATGACCGGTTCATTGAAGGTATTTCTAGACCGTGAATGGGGCGAAAAAAGCTCGTCCTATAAGCTGACGGTAGAAACCGACAAGGGCGTAATAGTTATGTCTTTATCTAAGTATATACATTTTACGGAACTCGGTTTAAAGGATGAGAAAGAGGATGTACTAAAGACGTTGAGAGACTACCTGGTTTCTTTCCTGACAGAATATAGCAAGCTGATAGGGTTAGGGGTTGGATTCGGAATATTCTTCCGGAAATCAACTTATCTGAATGCTGACGACCGCAAAAAGCAAAACCGTTTGATCTGCCAGGAAGAAAAGAAGTATCTCGGACCGATAAGGAAATTTGTGAAGGAGGAATTTGAAAAGGATTGGAACGATGTTCTGGGCAAAGAGAATGAGAGGGAACTATATAAGAAAGAGCGTGATGAGTGGCAGCAGGAAGTCGCCAGCAGATATGACAAGGACCCGAACCTGATGGAATAGGTTTTCCTACGTTACTCTACCAATATCACCATTACCATGGATAAGAAAGACAGCGAAAAGCCCTACTCCACCTTCACGGTTCCAAATGTGAATTTCGAGCGCAACAAGATTACGACGGTTAGGGGGGACAGTAAGGTAAAAAGGTGCATTCGTACTTTGGTATGTTGCACCTTTATTTTTTATCCCCACGTTTCCACATTTCCACGTTTCCACATTTCCACAAAAGCAGAAACGCATACACAAATACACAAACGCATAAATACATAAACGCACACATCAATAAAGAAATCTACAAACAAATGAATAAATAAATGAATAAATAAATCAATGCAGGTATCAAGGAATAAAGCAACCAATACACCCATGAATGTACGAATAAACAAATAAATGCACTCATAAACGCAGAAAGTTATAAAAAAATTTGGTAGTATCAATTTAAATTCTTAATTTTGTAGCGTGTTCAAGAAATAACGCAAAAGGATCGCATAAAAGCATGATTCTGTATCTACATATTTCCACAAAACCAGAAACGCACAAACGTGCATTTATGTGTGGATGCGTTAGTGGTTTTATTGAAAGAAAGAAACATAGCTTTCTTTCTTTCAACAAAGAAACGAATACATTAATAAATATATAAACAAATTAATACTTTTAAGATTATGGCAGAAACAAGATTAAAAGAAATCCTCGCCTTCGTAAACCACAAGGGAGGAGTTGGTAAGACAACAACCGTACAGAGTTTAGCAACTGGTCTTCGCCGTTATGGCAAAGGTTACTTCGGTAAGGGTGAAGATGGCAAGGAGCGCAAGCCTCGTATCTTGCTCATTGACCTTGATCCTCAGTCTAGTCTCTCTTTCCTCTTCGGATGGAGTGAGGCAGAGAATATCGGGAAGCCTACCGTATACGATGCGCTGATACAGCAGTCTCCTTTGCCCGTCTATCAGGTAAGAGAGGGCATCTATCTTGCCCCAGCATCTTACCGGCTTATCAACATCGAACCTTTCCTTAATCAGATGCCGGTACCACGCAAGGCTTTGTATAAGTTATTCGGCAAGCCGCTGACGGAAGTACGAGGCGACGAATTGGGCACCGAAGGAGTTTTATCTATCCTGGAGGCTTTCGATTATGTTCTGATAGACTGCCCCCCAGCGCTATCTCTGCTTACGCATAATGCCCTGTCTGTGGCAACGGGTGTAGTAATACCTATCCAGCTCGAAATGCTGGCAACGAAAGGTATTGCCGAAATTCTGAATGCAGTGCAGGAAACCCGTGAAGACTTGAATCCTGATATTGATATTCGAGGCTTGTTTATGGTGATGAGTAATGATCAGACGAGAGCCACCAAGCAGTTTAAGGAGTATCTGGGCAATAAGTTTGATGATTACATGTTCGATTCGTACACCCGTCGAGATACGAAGATGGTAGAGGCGCAGGCTATCAATCAGGATATATTCTCTTATTCGCCTTACAGCAGAGTAGGGCAGGACTATGAGAATTTTACGAAGGAGATTTTGGCCAGCATGCCGGAATAATGATTCATGTTTAACGTTTAGAGATTTACGATTATGGCAAGAAAAACAAAAAATAGTATACATAAGTTTGAAGGTTTGGAAGACTCTCCAGCCATCAAAGGTATAGAAAAGATTTATGAGGCAAATGAGGAAGCTCGCCAGAAGCGCGCTGCCGAGGCATTGGAGAAACAGCAGAACGGGCAGGGTACCGCAGAGCCGGAACCTGCACCCCCGGCTGAAGCACCTTCGCAGTCTCCGGTTCCTCCTGCATCAGCCGCTCCTATTTCTTCTCCCGAGTCTGCACCTATGAGAAAAACTGGTAAGAAGACGCAGAACGGTATCACCATCTATGTGCCGATGAACTACTACATGCAGATATTGCAGATGAAGATGGAGACGGGTACGCCTATCAAGGACATCGCTCTGCAGGCAGTCATCGAGTATCTGGATAGACATAAGAACGGATAATGCAGGTAAACGAAAAGTCAGATTTGAAGGTAAACTGAAAAGTGGTTTTAGGTAAAATCTTACTAAAGTCTTTTACCTTCTGAGGTGCCGAAATAGTACCGAGGGGTATAGTTCTTGGTACCAACTCACTACATTTGTGGCTAAGTTTATATCATAAAACGCTGATTTATAAGCATTTATGCTCTTAGAAATACGTTGCACCAATGTAATATTCATTGCGCCAAATGGTTAAATGATTGATTTCTAGATGGTTATGACAAAAAGTTAGCCATACATGTAGCGACTTTCCTACTAAATGGTACAAAAGGGTTATAGTTCTTGGTACCCAACAAGTCACTACATTTGTGGCTAACTTTGAGGTAAAATTTTACTAAACTCTTTTACCTTCTTACTAAAGTCTTTTACCGAAGGGTATAGTTTTCGGTACCAAAGGGTATAGTTTTCGGTACCAAAGGGTATAGTTCTTGGTACGAAGTTCTAAAATTTGGAAGGGTATAGTTTTCGGTACGTAAGGGTATAGTTTTCGGTACCAAAAGGTATAGTTCTTGGAACCTCGATTTTTCGGAAACCTTAGTGTTTATCGGTATTTCGGGCGTTTTTCAAGTTCCTATACTGATACTGATACTATTTATTATATCTGTATATATAAAAATGAAAGAAAATATATAAGTAACAGTTATGGGCGCAAAAGAAGACAAGCGAATAAATGAAAATCAGGTTACTTTCCGTGATTTGGAGAACCAGCCAACGGAACAGCAGCTTTGTAATTTGCGGTGGATCAAGACTCCATGCTCTTATGCTTCGCTGGGTAGCACCTTCTCACTCCTGCAACAGGATATTATGTTGCAAGTAAGCGCAAAGTTGCAGGAGTACATCAATCAGTACTACGACCAGATGCGATATAAGGAGAAGACTTATCCTAAATCTCCGTTCCTGTCTGAGGAACAGAAGAGGGAAGCTCTTCATATCCGTATAGATATGTCAGAACTTGTAGATAATCATAGCAACTACAAGGAAATGTTTCAGGAGTTTGCCGATGGTAAGGTTCCTATCGTAGAAGAAATTGGTGCTTTGAGGGTGTTCGTAAAGAAAGATAAGATTTCGGACTTTTATCCTGTATTCGACCGCATTTCGCTGCCTAAGAAAACGTGGGTAAGCAAGGATGGTACCATCAAGGATGTTTATTCGGGTGTTGTCGAGTTAAACATCAATCATTTTGTGGCCGACTATGCCTTTGACTTGAGCAAGGGATATGTGCCGCACATGGCGCGTGTAGCGAAGACCAGTAAGCGAAGAGTAACACCGAGGGTTTATCTCTGGCTGATGGAGAATAAGGACCGCCCACGCAAGAAGGGGCAGAGCGACCCCTTATCGGTTACGGTAGAGAAACTGAAGGACTTCCTGGGGTGCTATGAGATAGACCCGGAAACGAAGGAAAAGGTTTATCAGTATGCTAAGTACTCTAAGTTTAAGAAGGACGTTTTGGATAAGGCAAAGGCTGACCTGGTGGCACAGGCAAAGAAGAATGATATAGATATTACCTTTGATTATACGGAACATTATCCTAAAGGTAAGAAACGAGGAAACCCTGATTATATCACCTTTGAGGTTTTCTATACGCCGCTCGGCAAACTGCATAAGGCAGGAAAATATTCTGAAGGTGAGCTGTTCGATGCGAAGGCTTACGATGTTAAGAAGAACGTGCAGCCTACATCTGCCAAGATAGAAACGAAGGTAGGCGAGGGTGCCGATAAGTGGAAGGCATTCTGCAAGCTCGTTATAGGCGACGCTGAGAAATCACTGGTTTCCCGCATTTCCTTCGTTGGCATGAAGAACGGAAGGTTCTGCGTAGAGTGCAGCGATGATGACTTTGATATGATACGGAAGTTGGGTATCGAGGATAAAGCAAAGGAGTTCTTCGACTGCAAAGGTTCCTTTGCTCCGGTATTCTACCGCAATTAAAGGTAAAAAAGTAAAAAGGTAAAAAGAGCCTAGCGGGATATATCGCCCTGCTGTTCTTTTACTTTTTTACTTTTTTACCTTTTTACTTTTAAATGCTCTTTTTACTTTTTTACCTTTATTTGTTTGTCCCATCTATTCTTCCCCTTTTTCTTACCTTTGCATCAGAAACATTAAAAGAAATGAAAACGTATGAAAAGGAAAGAGATTATTCAACTACTCTTGATAGCAGTAGTGACGATGATGTTTACGGCATGTGCTGCCTCTCGACGGGCGGTTAGCGATAACCACCAGGAAGTGAAGGATAGCGTATCGGCTATTCAGCAGGATAGCGTGCATCAGCAGGTAATGGTGAATGACAGCGTAGCCATTAAGGTGAGTGAGGATAAGCATACTTCTTCTTCGTCTACGGAAACGGGCGAATATGAGGAGACTATCCAGGAGCAGATTACCGAGACCACTGATTCCTCCGGCAACAAGCAGAAGACCACCCAGCGCACTACCCACCGCAAAGGCAGTTATAACAACCAGTCTTCCTACGATGAGCGATTGCAGATGCAGCAGCAGGAAATTAATAAGATGCAGAAGACCATCGATAGCCTTGCCGTCAGTAGCAGTAATGATGTGGGCACCCACTGGGAGGCCACCGACAGCTTATCAGATACGCAGGAAAAGAATACAGCAGAGACAAGAAAGGCTAACTGGATTCAGAAAGCCAGACAGAACGCCCTTGCCCTGTTCCTGCTTATCGTGATAGTTCTGGTACTCACCTTTATCAATAAACATACCGACCATGGGGAAGGGAAAAAGTAAAAAAAAGCAGCAGTACGGTTTCGACATCGTGGATAATGACGAGCAGGCAGAAGTTACGCTGCAGGATTTCGTTATCCCGGCAAAGATAGAAGCCTTCAGTAATCAGTATAAGCCGCTGGATCATTGGACGGAAGACTGCGAGATATTCAATGATGCCCGACTTCGGGAGTATTTCAAGGCGATAGTCTGTCCGCTTGGCGACCCGCTTTCTCTCTATCTGCAGGAGCTAGGCTATAAAGGTTTCCGCATGCAGAATGACGAGAGTGGCGAGCCGGTTATCTATTGCAGGGCAGTTTAAAGGTAAAAAAGTAAAAAGGTAAAAAGGTAAAAAGCCTTAACCCCTTTGCGCCACCGTTCCCAGCGATTCTATCGCTGGTTCCCTTCTTAAAAATACAATATTTCGCTGAAAATATATACTCAAAAATACAATTTTTCTCGAAAATTATATAATAGATTAAAAAAATAAGGATTTATGGAAAAAGAAAACAGACCTCACAACTATCTGAAGATAGCTGAGGAGAGTGAGACAGGCAAGAAGCTGAAAACATTTCTTGCTGAGTGTCGTGAAGCAAGCGAGAAGGCGAGAGCCTGGGCAGAGAAGCAGGGAGCCGATACCTACTACGAATCGCCCGAAGGCTTTGCAGGTGGTGTGGCGATGGTAGAGTTCAAAAACACGATCAGCAAGGAAGGCTGGACGAATATTCAGACTCCTACCAAGGACGGAATGCAGAGCACATCGCTCTTTATTCCAGAAGAAAACAGCGAACTGGAGAAGGAGATGATGGCACTGCCTATCGTAAATGAAATGGCTCTTATCGCTATCCTGCAGTTCAAGCCTAAGATGGCGAAGGGTAAGGAAGGCAAGGAGGTGCAGCTTCCGTTCTCCTTTGGCAATACAACGCCTATCCTCTTCCTGCATCATGGCTTCTTCTATACCGATGTGCCTAACGTGAGCACAAGCGAGGACTGCCAGGTTATCACGGAGAAGGAGTTCCTTCGTCGCAAGATGGCAGCAGTAAATGAGCATTAATCATATTTCGTTCTTTATATTTTATATATATTTATTTTATATGTTTTATATGAGTTGTTTCTAAAACGTAGTTTAAGCTGAAACATTCTCAGCCAGCCGTCCGTGATGATAGCTGGCTGTTTTTATTTTATTCCGTCTCGCGATGTATCTCTTCTGCCACCATGCCGTAGCTAGGCTGCTGAGATTCCAGACGATGGGTGAGTTCGCTGATGAGCTTCTGCTGATCGCCTATCTGCTTCTGCTGTTCAGCAATAATATCGAGCATGCGGTTAAGGGTCTTCAAGCTGATGTCCGTTTCTGCTGCTGTAACCGGTTCCGTAATCGGAGTAGGGGCAGCGGCATTCATAGGCGCAGCAGCATCCATAGGCGCAGCGGCAGTCTCTTCCTTGTGCTCTTCCTTGCGTCCGAGCCTTAACCCCTTTGCGCCTCCGTTCCCAGCGTTTCCAACGCTGGTCCACCCAGGCACTACCGATTTCATCCTCTCCACATCGAGCGGATTGCGCAGCGCCCTCGTACCCTGTTTGCGCTTCTCTTCATTATCCAGATAGCCCCCATCGGGTTCAAACTGGTCATCTATACCAGGGCATACATACCCCTCCTCGCAGCAGCCTTCCCTTCCTTGCTGGTCCGCATCTACGATAAATGCCGAGAGCGGAACGTGAAACGCATTGCAGAATCGCAGCATGGCGATGGTAGGCAGCGGCGACTTCATTCTTATCCAGCTATCCAGGCACGCATTACTCGTAGTACCCATAGCCTTCATAATTTCTTTATTGGTGATTTTGCTGTTTGCTTCCATCCATTTGTCTAGGAAGCTGTAATTGTAAAAGTACTTCATATCTCAACTACATTTATAAGGTGAATAACTCTAATCTGTTCATCTTGAAATCAATTAATATATGTAACCTATGTTAAATTCCCCTAATTTCTGAAAGAAAATATAGGTAACATTTGGTTGTTTCGATTTTAATCTTTAAATTTGCACCAAAATTAAGAAATAAAATCGAAATGACAAAGGAAATTATAGAAAAAATCTGCAGAAAGAACTCTCCATTAGAGGTAAATGATATTTCTGTGGAGGAAAAGAAGAACTTAGCTGAGTTTTTATCGGATAAGGGCTTCACAATCTCAACTTTCTATCTCCGTTTCTTTCAGAAAGGTTTCGACGCTTGGGAAATCCAAGGCATTAAAAACTGCAAAAAGCAGTTCTTAACTATACCGGAAGTAGCTAACCTATTATCTGGGTATGTAGAGACCGATGCCCTGGGCAACGAGATTAGTAAGAAGGGATATTTGCTTGAGGCTGCTATGAGCGATGAGTCGGGTGTGTTCTACACCTGTCTGAAGAAGGCCAACAACGGTCTCTGCATGAAGTTCTTTGCCTTTATGGAGGAGCGAGGCATGAGCCGCACGACCATCATCAAGCGTTTTACCGCTGATGACTGGAAGCCATGGGAGCAGGAAGGAATTAAAGCACTCTTGCTTTTAAAGGTAAAAAAGTAAAAAGGTAAAATTCGTAACCATATATAATGATAGATGTAACCTTTGATTGGGAATCCTGTTCGCTCTCGCCCACCGCAGCCGTGATGAGTCTCGGTGCGGTGGCGTGGAAGCGATATGGGGACGAATCACCTTTCTTTGATGAAGGTGATGGTGTGTTAAGAAATTCCACTTTTTCTGCTCACGTTGACCTGCGAAGCATGTTCATCAACGGGTTCGCATTTGACAAGAGTACGGCAGAATGGTGGTCAAAACAGAGTGACGAGGCAAAAGCTGCCTTGCTCGGCAATGACAGCGACGAGGCACCTTGTCAGCCGATTGATGTAATCGTGAACGACCTGTTCGGCTGGATAGCCTATATCAAGAAGAAGCTCGGTGATGATGAACTTTGCCTTTGGGCGCAGGGTACTGATTTCGATGTAGCTATCTTGAGATATATCTGCTGGGAGATGGGTATCAAGTTCGAGATAAAGCATACCCAGTTGAGAGATCATCGCACGTTCTATCTGGAATGTGCGAGAATCATCTGGGATGCAGCCGAGCCAAACGAGGAACCTTTCGACCTCGACAAGGCTTATGCCCTGACTATGGACTATAAAGACATCGCCGATGAAGGTGCGGCACATGACCCTATCTTCGACTGCAAGCGAAGTATCTATAGTACCTGGCAGATGATGAAAAAGATAAGAGAAGGCTATGCCAAGACTGTTTGATTTGCCATATATCCCTAACCGGAAGGGCATACAGCAGAGGCATAGGAACTTATCTAAATACAGAATGCTGCATCGCTTCGCCTATACCGAGACGATGAGCGGACTGAAGGATGATATTCCAACCCTCCTTTTCTATGCGCCCTTCGCCCTGCTGAAAGATACCTGTGAGTATCTTTGCAGGATGATGACGGGCAGCGTGGAAGATATGATTATCACGCCTTCGCACAGTTGCCGCCGCAAGAACGGGAAGATATACTGGAGGCAGGAAGTGCAGATTATCGGTCTAGATACCGACTTCCTCACGATGGAAAGTCTCTCGCAGATGATAGTACACCGCATGGAAACCATCTGCAACTGTAAGATAAGGCATTATCGCCTGGAAACATTTCTGAATTTATAAAACATAAAGATATGAAGAAATAAAAGATATTCTGCATGACATCATGCAACTTCGGTATGATACACTTCGTTTCCGATTTTTATTTTGTTAGACAACGAGCCATCGGTTAAAATGGCAGGAAGACCGGACGGGCGATAGGTGGACTTGGAAACATTCATCGCATATCTCACACCCGCAGCTTCAAGAAGAAGGGGGATAGTCTGATTAAAAAGCCTGGGAACCCCATCGGACGGTATCTGCGGCATCCTCAGATTTTTGCCAGTCGCCCGAAAGGTCTTCTTTCTTTGACAATATGATATAAAGAGAATAGGGGAGGCATTCTGGAAACACTCTTATGCAAGGGTAGTAGGAGTCAGTAATGCCCTACGACTACGATTCACTGCATCTTTGCAGCGGGCGAGTACCACAGATTTTCAAATGCTCCGACCGCTCGCTCTGGAATATAACCCGGCAAGATGTATATTCTTGAAGTTTGGCCTACCCTTCGCCTCCGTTCCCAGCGATTCCATCGCTGGTCAATGGTCAAGAGTGGTGCCTTCCCTTCTCTTTTAACTATAATACTCTTACTGTAAGATATGTTATTCCACCCGATATTGAACCAGATTGCCAACCTTGACATGGCATTCCTCGTAAAACCTGCCGATGAGCAGCGCATCGAGGGACAGACAGCCTGTTTCTGCCCCCTCTGCCAGAAGGAAGAGGCAGACGATGGTGAGCAGGGCAAGGCAAAGCAGACTCCTCACCTCATTATCTACAATAATGAGCGTGGCGGTATGTATAACGGTGTAGGGGTGGAAGACAATTCCAAGGCAGAGCATGGTGCCCTGCGCTGGATGTGTACCAAGACCGGCAAGTATGGCTATGGAGCCTTAGAGCTTTATGCTGCCATGCGCAAACTGCCGATGCACGGAGCCAGTCTGCTGCGTCTGTGCCATGACCTCATCGTGAGGGTGTATGGCGACAACGAGAAGACGAGAGCCAAATGGCCGATGCTCTTTGCAAAAATGGACTATCGCACAATCGCTCCACAAACGATAGAAACTTTCTCATTTATGCCAAAAACTGACTTCAACCCCCAGGAGCTCGCAGCCCTGGGGTGCGAAGTCACATCGGTTAAGGGAATCCCGCAATACGGCTTCGGCAAGGACTTTAACACCAAGATGCTGAATGAAGATTTCCGCATCTATGCCGTGGACCAGGTAACGCTGCCCCACGTAGTGAGAAACGGACAACTGGTGAGTGAAATCATTTACGGCACACCCTGGAACCCGCTATTCGTCTGCTTCGCAACGGACGTAATAGCACCTCAAGGCAGTTGCGGATGCTTCTTCCGTCCAGCCATGCAGCAAGACCCTATCGTCTTCTCTACCTGTGAGGAACATAGCGTTAGGAAGGTGAGCAAGTGGCTGATGGGTGACAAGGTTTTCACCTATGCGATGGACCATCGGAGTAACAACTCTACGGCCGTTCACTCGGCAATAGAAAAGTTGCAACCGGGAGAGGCTTACACCGAGACGAAAGAAATATGGGTAGAGAACGAAACCAAGGATGGTGAACCGAAAGGCACCTTCCATGTTGAGGAGGAACCTATAGAAGTAGGCGACATCAAAGCTCAGAACATCGTTTTCTGCCGGACCCCGGAAGATGCACTGAGTATTTATTACGCCATGCGTTCCCTGCGTCAGGATAAGGCGCAGGATAAGCATTTTCAGAAATACTGCTGGTACCACGTAGCCTTCTCGCTTGGCAGAAGAAACTTCTGGTATATCGAGCGTGGGCAGTGGAGGCAGGAAAAGTTGGATTTCAATGCCGTGCAGTATCAGAAGATGAATCGATTTGCCGAAAGGGTGATTATGCTTTACCCTAACGACATCGCCAGCCAAAGGGATTGCGGAGCCATCGCAACCAAATATTGCGATATGTGCTATGCCACGCTGCCTGATGGCTTCAGAAGCAGATATAACCAAAGGTGGAACTGGTTGTACGGTTGCTCTCCTCGCTCCGTGAGAGATTATCTGATGTGCTACCACATGGATGATACCGATAACTTCAAGTTCGACCACGATATAAGGTTGCCGCTATATTCGAGATTGCGGGGTGCCAACAATACAGATCCATTCGAGATAGAATATCCTCGTGATCCGAGAAGCGGCAAGCCTAAACCGCCTACTTGCAAGGTATCGCCTACCAAGGTGTGGTTATTTATGACCTGCCACGGATATTACAGAATGATAGACCCTGAGAGTACCGACCTTGTAGGTCAGTATATCCATCTGGATAGATGTTTTGTAGAATACATCGACCAGAAAAGTATCATCCAGGCGACAAAAAACCAACTTCTGCAGTTTACGGAGCAGAGTTGGCGGCACAATGATCAGGAGCGCAAGATGATGTCAGATTGTGCCAACCTGATAGATAAAAATTTCAGTGAGAAATCGGCTGGTGGCTTGCAGGGCATGGTGATAGACTTCACCGAAAGTTTCGATGCCCATACGGAATATTTCTTCTTCCGCAATGTAGCGTTGAAGATTACGCCAGAAGCCATCATGCCAGTCAGCTATGACCGCTTGAACTTCTTTATCCCTGCCCTGGCTAAAAGACCGTATGATTTTACGATGAGGGTGTTCAATCCTCCGTTTGTTATCAGCGAGAGCCAGGAATACAAGGATAGGGTGGCAGTCATCGCCCAGCAGGAAGCTCAGACCAACGAAGACGGTTCGCCAGTCTTCACAAGAGCCGAAATTGACCAAAAGAAATCCGAGCTTAAAGATTGGGCGCAAACTTTCCGTTGGCAGGTGGATTGGAAAGGTAAGCAGGAGAAAGAGCTTTGGCCTATCCTGAGAGTGATACGCGGTTGTTGCAATATGCAGTGGCGACTGGAGCAGGATTGCATCCGTAACAAAGAGCCCATGCCGGCCGAAGCTATCGCCGACATCGATTCCCATTTTGCTAACATGATTTCCTGTTTGGGAAGAATCTGTTATCGCTCATGGGCTGACATGCAGAGTATCTGTCCTTATCTTCTCGAAGATGAGGTGGAGGACGAGAAGCAGGCAAGTGGCGGTTCGGGTAAATCACTGATGATAGAACTTGTGGTAGGTTCAGCAGTCAATGTACTGCGCGTCGATATGAAGGATTTCCTAACGATTGCCGATGCAAAGTTCAGTCTTTCCGACCTGCTGATTTCTCCGGGTAAATATAGGGTAGTACACTGGGAAGATAAACCTTCGGGTTTCCCGATGAAGTACTTTTATAATAAGGTAACGGCGGGAGCCAAGGTAGAACGAAAGTTTGGTGATCCTATCGTCTTCAAGTTGGAAGAATCGCCAACGAACGTAATTTCCAGCAACTCGCAGTTGAGTGATGATGATGAGTCTACCATCGGCCGTTTTCCTTTGGTATCTTTCTCGGATAGGTTCTGTCGAGAAAATCCGATGCAGCATAAGCTGGCACGTTCCCCCAAGGAAGTGATGAAGAACCTCGTTAAGGAACCGGAGAATCTGAATGAGCGAGACCGCAATCAGGCGATATACATCTGTGCCTTAGCCGTTCAGTTTATCATGCGCTATCATACCTTTGTGATTGCTCCTCAGAAAAACGTTCAGCGAAGACTGATGGTAAGAGAGCTGACCGAGAACACGGTGAACTACTTCGAGTGGTTCTTCAGTCGTAATGAAGTCTATTCAGCACCTATCTGTGCAGACGAAATGTTTAATGAGTTCATGCGTGATTGGGCTGATGCCAGCGAGGGTAAAAGTAAGGAATATAGCCGAGCCACCTTCAAGAAGAAAATCAAGAAGTATTGCAAGAATATGAATATCATCTGCAATCCTGATCATCTCCTGATAGGTGAGGACAATAAGCGCCATGGCTGTTTCAAGCTTCGCGCCTGGATAACGGAGGAATACTTCGTAGGGCGTGAATGGGAAAACGATGATAGTGTGGAGCCAAAGCATATCCGCAGGGTAAAGACCAGTAAGCACGTCTATTTCTTCTTCCGTAGCGGAAAGGATCATATTCCGGAAAGCTACGACGAGTTAAAGCGGATAGCGAAGGAATACGTTGAAGGTCCCGACCCATTACCATACCGTGATGACGATGGCAACATTGTTATTCTCACCCCAGAAGAGGAAGAGCGATGGAAGACATTCACCTCCCGCAAGCAGGGCAGAAGGCAAGCTATACCGAACGCTAGCGATGGCAACAATGCCGCAGCTACCGTAGAGGAAATAGATAAGAGCGACCTGCCTTTTTAAAGGTAAAAAGGTAAAAGGGTAAAAAGGTAAAAAGAACCTTAACCCCTTTGCGCCTCCGTTCCCAGCGATTCTATCGCTGGTCCATAAACAAGAAAATAGAATTTACAAAAAAAATAAAGCAAAATGAAAATACAAGCGCAATCATCCATCTTGCTTCGTCAAGCTTTGCAGAAAGCTGCGAAGTGTATCGACAGCAAGTCAACCATCGCCATCTTGAGCAATGTGCTCCTTACCCAGCGCAAGGAAGATGGTCAGTTCTTCTTCGTATCAGCTACCACTGATTCGGAGTTATCTATCCCTGCACCTCTCAGTATCGTGGAAGGCAGCTTCAAAGAAGACGTTGTTCTTCCTATCACGTCTCTGTTGTCTCTCCTTTCTACACTCCCTGCTGACTGCGTAGTCACCATGGATCTATCTCAGGATAAGAACCGCTCAATGAATATTGAGTATTGTACCCAGAACGGCGAAAATGTAAAGAAGGGTAACGTCAGTCTGGTTTATTTCAGCGCCGAGGAATTTCCTCGTGCAGCGCAGCCTGATAATGCCAGTCTTCATATCTCCCTGCCGATGGCAACCTTTGGTAATGTGCTCTCTCATGCCGGTAACTTTGTAGGCAATTCAGAACTTCGACCAATCATGAACTGTCTCTGCATCGATGTAGCCGAGGACAGAAGTGAGGTTACTTTTGTAGCCTCTGATGGTCACTCTCTCATCAAGCTCATTCATACCAACAACCCTGAAACGGGAGGCAGCAATTTCTTCCGTAGCGGTACACCTGGCATTATTCTCGTAGAAAGAACCTTCTTCAAGAGCTTGGCGGTTTTTGATGACTGCGCAGATATTGATATAGAAGCAAACGAGAGTATGGTGCGCTTCACTTCGGGTAATGATATTACCTTCGTCTGCAAAAAGATGGTAGGTCAGTACCCTAATTATAATTCGGTAATTCCTCGCAACAACCCTTATGATGTTGTGGTAGACAAACGGGAGTTGGCAAGCGTAGTAAAGCGTGTAGCACTCTTCTCTTCAGAAAGCAGCAACATGATCGTCCTGAAGAAAGAAGGCATGTTCCTCGATATAGCAGCGCAGGATTTGGACTTCAATATGGCGGCGAACGACCAGGTACTTATCATCGATAGTAATTGCGTAGATGGTCATCGCATCGGGTTCAAGGCAAGCAGTTTGCTGAATGCCCTGGCACCTATCCAGTCTGATACCGTATGCCTGCATCTTGGCGACCCTAGCCGCGCTGGGGTAATCACCGCAAACGAATCATCACCTAGAGCATTGACCCTGATCATGCCGATGATTATTAGTGAATAAACTTACATCGAACGAATAAGATAAGATTATGAATGATACTTTGCTCTTTATTCCTCCCTGCTGTGTAGATAAAAAGCTGCCCAAGGCAATCATCCAAGCCCCACGGCGGGCATTGAGTTTCTATACGCACGGCGATGTGCTGGTAGATAAATTCTTCCACGCTATCGGATACTTGGCAGATGTAAATCCCAACCGGGCGCAGAAAAATCATTTCTGCGTGATGGTGTTGGCGATGACCGTAAGCAGAACATCTGCTACCGGGTATATCATCAACTATCTTCAAACCTGCTTTGAGCGAGGTTGGATAACTCACCTGGTGCTCTCTACCGATAAGAGTGTAGAAGACTGGATAGATATTCATCTGATGGAATACAGAGACAGAATCCTTTATCAGAACCATCAGGATGTGACCCTACAGACCTCGCACATGGTTCTTTACAATGAGGAGAAAGCCTTTACGTTGGCTGGTCCGATGCTCGATACCCCTAACGGTAAGTTATCGCATTACTCCATGGTTCTTTACCCAGATTATTCGGCATGCAATGACGCAGCCGATTGGTCGAACCCGCTCAAGAACATCCTGTTTCCTGATATATTGCGGCATCGGCAAAGGGTAGCCAAGGAGAAACGGAAGGTAGACAGTATCATCCTAAACCGATTCCTGCAAGCAAAGCTTCCTCCTTACGAAGAGGATAAGGAGCAGGATGGTCCTCGTGATCATTACGACTTCGGTGGTTTCGTATAAACAATAAGAGTTATGGCAAAATATCATCAGTCTTATCAGAACCTCCGTCAGTTCTGCGAAAAGTGGAAGTGGATAGACCCACGAAGCGGACAGCAGGTAACTGGTTACATACATCCGCAGACAGCGAGAAACGTAAAGCGCAAATCGTTCTACATTAAGTTCCTCACCAAGACTGGGCATGTAGATGAAGGTGAATGCGTTTGTCTAAAGGTAGACGTTCTGAGGCACCAGCGAAAAGTGCAGTTCGTAAACAGCGGAGAAATCCGGGTGGTGAATGACATTCTGGTGCTCGAAGTAGACGGTACCAGGTTCATTACTCATTAATGGCAATTCATGTTTTAAGGTTAATATAGTTTATCGAAGATTTTTAAAGCTCTAATTGTTTAATTAGTAAATGTAAATGCTTCATAGCATGAGCCTTTGGCGAAAGGTAAGTTCTGTGATATAACTACAAGCAAAAGCAATGTAGGGTTGTCTATTCACATTTCCCTACACCTCCCCGGTGCGTGAGCATAGGGCGCTTTTTTCACTGGAATATTCATTTTTAAATAATATATAGATTATGTGGAATCCGTTTAAAAGACATAGAGCAAAGAAAGCTCTCAAAATACTGGATAGTCTGACTAGCGTAATCGCCACGATCAAGAAGTGGGAGAAGGCTGGTTTGATTTACTGGCAAGTAAAGGGCAAGACTCTTCTCATTGAGCAGAGTTTAGCTACTACGCTGCTGGCGGGTGGAAGTAAATTGTTCGAGAAGTTTCTGAACATCGCCGCCCAGATACAAAACTCGGAACTGCTCGCTGATGCTTATGAGCAGCAGCGTATTACTATCGAGACACAGGCTGTGAGGGAGGCGCAGGAGAAAACGTCCAGCAAGCTGACCGATGCTGATATTCAGCGCATCCGTCTGAATGCTAGAGATAAAATGCAGCACATCGATATGAAGAGCATCCTCGATGCTATCCACGAGTTCGATATTATGATTATCCGCAGCAGCGCCATCTCATCAGCGGACGCTACTCAAGAAGGTGGCGAGTTGGTAGCCGTTGGCCACTTCGATGGCAAGAAGGTGGAGATGGCGATGTGGGATGAAATCAAGAACGATTTAACTGCAGAAAAATAAGCAACCCCTCGCCCTATGAAAACAATCGTGATAGCCAAGGAGGCTTGGCTGTGCAGTCAACTCAGCATAGCCAAATATTCCGGAGGCATTGATATATCAGATGAGGAAAATGGCACACGCCATTTCCTGGTAGTAGATGAAAAAGGTCAGCCTTACCATGGCAAACTGATTCCTAGTGCCCCTGCCGATTTGGTGGATAAGGAGTTTATTCCTTTCTACCGCAAACTGGGCAGAGATAAGTTTATTTCCCTCGTATCAAGGGAACCTCTCGCCTCTCGCAAGGGACTGAAACAGATACTATCTGCTGCAGTTTTGGAAGAGAAAGCGGATAAGGCAGCAAAAGAAGAGGAGCTGAAGGCACGTCAGCCTTCCCTCTTCGACTAAGAAAAGTTTTATAATACATTAAAGATTTTGAAAAAATGAGAACATTAGAAGAATTTCAGAAAGAAGTCCTTGCGCCTTTGCGTAAGGAAAGAGACAAAAAGCACGAAGTTGCTTTGAAAATCAAGACCGATGGCGGCGAGGCCTTTGCGAAACGCAAGAAGGAACTCCTGGATAAGGAAGTTGAGTTCAAGGAACGTCAGAAATCCTGCCTGAAAGAGTTTCTCGGTAAGCAAACCTTGGAAAAGAAATCTTTCTTCGTTCAGCAAGATGCTGATCGTGCCGAAGCTCATGCCCAATATCAGAAAGCTACCCAAGACTACAAGATTGCTAAACGTCGTGCTAACGAAGAGTATATGGATAAGATAGGTATTGCCTATGCTGAGTATAACAAAGAGCGAGTAGCCGCAGGTGAGCAGCCTGTGTATTACGACAATCGCCGTGATAAGTCAGCCGATGAACACAAGGCGGGCTATGATGAATATGGTTGGCCGGAAGACCCAGAACCGGAGGCCGTATAATGAGTTTCAGAAATACAAAATAAACAATTATAAAACATGAACACGAAACAACAGAATGTTCTTCGCTCATTACTGAAGAAATACAAGTTCAAGAGCGTAAGCAATATGGTCCGTCAGGCGCTCGGAATCAACTTCGAGAACTTCCTGCAGAAGACAGAACCTCTCTACATCATCCCTCGCATCGCTTCCTGCTATGCCGTGGAAGGGGATAAAGAGAAGCTGATGGGCATCGTCTATAAGGAATGGTTAAAAGCCGTAGTAGAAAAAGCCTGGGTGAAACCGCTCAATTCCTACATCGAGGAATACGGCGAGCGCATCGTGCTTTCTGCTATCTACTATCTCATCGACAACGGCCTATGGGAAGTATACGAAGGTCGCCTTGCTCTCGATGCTCAGGAAGACAATTACTACGATAAGTTGGGAGATATGCCTTCCGCTATCGAATTTGTGCAGGAACAGCAAGCTGAGGAAAAGAGGGCAGAAGAAAAGAAAGCTGCAGAGGAAGCCGCCGCAAAGAAAGAAGCCGCCCAGCAGCAACCCTCTGCCTCGTCACGTCCCTCTCTCGTCCCCGTTCCCAGCGATTCCATCGCTGGCAAAAAGGAAGCCTCTCCAGGCTATACTCTCACCGCCGAAGAAGCCGTAACCCTTATCGGTACCACTTCCGAAACCTGCACCCAGTTAAAGCAGAACGTAGAGCGCCTGTTCGATTTCATCCATACCGCCACCGATACCGATGCCCTTCGTCAGAAGCTCTCTGATCTGCAACATCAGCTAGAGGATATGAAAGCCCAGCATCAGGATGAAATAGCAGCCTTGCGAAAAGAAGCTGATGAAGCCAATGACACCATGCTCAAGGCCAGTGATTATATCGCCAAGCAGAAACAGGAGGCTAAGGAGGCTCAGAAGCAATACGACGAACTGAATGCCAAATACAAGAAGGCTCTCGATGAGCGCGATGATGCCGACAAGGAGTTGGAAACCTACAAGAAAATCCTAGAAGAGGAAGCCAACCGTGAACAGCTCCCGAAGAAGAAGGTTATCCCATATAGCGTGCTTGATGCCGTTCCACTTTTGGGCAAGGGCGTAATGACAGGTTTGGTACCCGTCCTCGCCAAATACAACATCGTGGTAGATTACAACAAGTAGGAGGTGTAGCGTATGCAACAAGTAGTTATGAACCCAAACCTACTGAATTTCTCGAAGGAAGACAGCAATGAGCTTATCGAGGTAGTATCTACCTTTTATGGCGATGAGTATACCAATAACCAGGCGTATATGAAATTCAATAACGCTATTAAGCGTATGGGTGAGCCGCGGGAGGTAGAGCAGACAGAAACAGATGTAGAATTTATTACCCGCAACGAAGCTGGCAGCATTTATGCTGTAGTTTATCACTATCCCGAAGGTGGAATAGACTCGGATATGTTAACCAGAAGGAAAAACGGTGGTTGGCTGTTTCATCGTTCTAAGGTTCGTTTTCGCTCCGATTTCGTAAGTGCCTATATTCATTCGATATATGGCTATAGAAAGGTTCCCGAATTGCAGATAGCGCAAGATTTAGCTGTAGTTCCTTCATTTCCATGCCTGATGAGAATTTGTAAAGATAAAGCTTTTTTTGTATATCCTGGCGGCATTTATATCTCAAATTGTATTTATAAAGATGGGGTTATGCTTTCCGTAGAAGCAATAGATTTCGTTCCTTACGAAGCGTTTAAGCGTGACGAGATAAAAGACTTCTATCAGGAAATTATTAGTCGGTATGCGTCAGAGCATGATTTTCGTGTCGAAGATATTCCGGATAATGTCTTAATTAAGCTAGAAATGTGCAGCGAAAAATTGAGGAAAAAAGCGTAATAGATAAAAACAAAACGATATGGATAAAACAGATTTTGATTATGATTTCTATCTCGTTACTCTCCGCACAGCCGATGCAGTAGGCATGGCGGTAGTGAATAAAGATGACCTGGCGCGCGTCATGGCTATCATTCTCCATGAAGGAGGCAACGAGCAGTTTACCTACAGCTACAAACTGAAGGTAGAAATGCAGTTCGCTCAGGAGAAGTATCACATCAAAGGTGGCGAAACGCCCGACCCTAGATTTGTTCTCCTTCTGCAGCGCTATATCCGGGAGATAGAAATCTATCAGGAGCAGCATAAAGGCGGTTATCCCGACTGGGCAGTAACCCTGATGAAGGACCGCTATGGTATCAAGCTCTATAATTGTTAAGGCGTATGGATAAGGCAAAGTTAAAGAAACTCCTTTATGAGATGAAAGCAACGACCTCAGATGTGATATTTACACTCTTTATGTACGGCATGCTCTATCTGCTGTTTCATGCTCTCATTACCGATTACAGAGAAGGCGACCGCATAAAAGGTAGTAGTATCACCGTCACTTCAAAAGGTCACGAGTATATCATCTTTGAAACCGACAGAGGCTACACCTGCTGTATTCACTCAGCCTCCTGTCCCTGCCAAGTCAAGAAGCAAAATCGCGCCCCCGTTCCCAGCGATTCTATCGCTGGTCTCAAGAAAAATCATTAAAAGTTAATAGCACTATGCACATATTTAAATTAAAAGAAGGTTCTAAGTCTTTCGAGTGGGTGAAGGACGTGATAGATAAGGAGCGAAAGCAAAACGCAGAGTATTGCGATCGTATCCGCAAGGCGATACCCTTCCAGTTAACCCGAGTCATTGCCTCTTATGTAAACTCCACCTTTTCCCGAAAGTTGGAAATCTACGAGTTTGTTGTTACTCCCGAGGAGTACGAAACATTGGATAAGGAAGTCTGGAACAGGACTTATAGTGATGATAATCAGTTCTGGGTAGCTCCTAACCTGAATAATGAAGAGGGTAGGGCTATAAAAGAAGTGATGTCTTCATATCCTCCAGTTACTACTCACGATGATATTCTGAAGAAGTTAGGGCTGCGTGCCATCGTTGCCTGCATACCTTTCCGTCCTACCAATCTTACCACCCATGAGGGTAAGTATTATTTCGTCCTTACCGATGATTTGGTTATCAAGGATAATGACAATAACGATGATTTGGAATTGATAACCGAGGAGGATGCCAAGCGCCTCACCGGTTTCAAAGATGAGCGGGTAGATTATAGCAAATAGCGCATGACAAACAAAGACTTTTTTGATGTGTATCGCGGGAAGCCAGCCCTTTATAAGGGAAAAGATATTGGCGCATACGTAGCAGGGTATGTCGGTGAGAAGTATATCATCTTAGGATTTCACGATTATACAGGCTGCATCCTGAGATTTACGGCAAGAGTCAATAAAACACTCGATGGAGTATACACCTCATACCGATTTGCTAAATTGAAGTATGTAGAGGTAGTAAGTTAAAAAGAAATAGTAGTATGAAGATAAAAATTTTTTCACTTTATTTCCCCAGATTCTTTTATGGGCATGTGGACCCTCAATCGAGCCTTGCGTATAGAAAAAGGTACTTCATCATGTACAAAAAGCATTGGTGGCAGAGATATAGATACTTTAATGATTATTTCGGTCGCCCCCTGAAGTTTAACAGCCTAGAGGCAGCCGAAGAATTTCTTGAAAGAAATGGTATAGAATATAAAGGTAAATAGCTATGGCAGAGAAGAAAATATTAACCATTCATCTTACTGATGAGTGGTATCAGAAGATAGCTAGCGGAGAGAAGACAGAGGAGTATCGGGAATGCTCTTTATACTGGACGATTCGTTTATTTAGAAAGGATATACCGAATAGGCCAGCCTTGATAGCTGGTGTAGCCAAATATCATCGTGCTTCCGATAGAGGCCTTTTCGTGCAAGGTTATCTTACCGGAGGGCTCAAGCACACTTCGGACAGTCCGGAAGATAGAACTTACCGCAAGGAGGTATTAGAGCCTTTCACACACGTTCATTTTCTTCTCGGCTATCCGAAAGATAACCAACCGTATATCGAAAAGGAAATCGACGAGATAACGGTAGATAAGCCAAAAAAGGGCATGTGCCCCGATGCGTGGCTAAAAAAGAATATGTTCGTAATCAGATTCAAATAGCTTATGGCAAAAAAAGAAAAGAAATGTTGCGGTAACTGCTTTTGGTTCGACAACGAAGATGCCTACGGCCAAGGCTGGTGCATCGATTCGCAAGGCGAAACGTCATGCGATTTGGTTTGTGATAATCATTTAAATAGATAAGCGTATGAAAGAAAGTCTTAGAGATTATTATTATCACCCGGAATTTACAATGATGGATAAGTCTTTTATGATGGTTCCTACCCCGAAAGATTTCGGACAGTATTTACAGAATAAACGTAAAAGAAAAAAGAAATAGCGTATGATTGTAGTAACATCTCCTTTTGTTGCAGTACTGTTGGTTTTCTTAACGATAACTATATTTGTAATCTGTGACAAGGTAAAAACAGAAAGATCTTATAGATTAAGTAATAGACTTTGGACAGGAGAGGAGAAGTGCCAGTGGGATATAGAGTCTCAGTTTATCACTGGAGATTTGGTATCAATAGATTCACATCTTGTATATGAAGTCTTGGGGCGTATTTCGGAAACGGAATATCTAGTCACTTATAATCGACTTTTGAAAAAGGGACACCTAGTCGTGCATGTATCTAACATGGATGGTCTCAGAATTACACCTGAAAGATTGATATGTGCTGGTTTTTCCTGTCCGGACTATGATCCGGAAGATATACGTTTCGATGTGCCTTATAAAAAGGTATTCAAAAAGGATGGAACTGAAGTTATAATAACTATTAGTCCCAAGAGCACTATGCTAAGAAACTATTGGAATGTTCATTTAGAAAATTATGATTTTGTTACTCCGTCCAAAAAAGATATTGTTTACATCCACGAGTTGCAACATTTTCTTTTTGGCCTAGGTCTTAATTATCGAGAAGAATAATTTTTTTTAATCGTATGAAAGAAGTAGAACGTGTAGCCTTGGCTGCGAGATTAAATGCCTTTTTGAAGGCGACTGAGAAAAACTATCTTGATGGAATTGTAGATAATCTCATTCATGAGGCAGAATGTAAAACTGCAATTCTATCTGACGAGGAAGCTAGAGAGCCGGAGTTCGTTTTTATATCATATCTTAAAGAGATTAAATGTTACAACGACCACGATGGTTCTTGGAAATTAAATGTCCTTACCCTTACAAATCTAACTGGTACCGCTTTCGCCTTGATGGAGTTTGATCCTGCTTACAATCCGATAAGGAAGGACCCAGTGTGTGGCTATATCAATAGCTTCATCGTTAGCGAGGAAGATCGGCAGAAGGGCATTGGCGCTTTAATGATAAAAACCTTAGAGGCTAGAGCTGAAGGTTACGGCGTGCATATCCTGTTTGTAAATTGGGATATGAAACCAGAACCTGGTACTTGGGCAGATAAGTGGCTTACCGGAATGGGTTATCACCAAGACGAGCCAAACGACCCTCGCCCATTTCATTATTATATGATGCACAAAAGATTAGTTGATAGTTATTAGAACAATTAAAACATTAAAGATTATGGCATGTAATTGTATTAGCAGAGTTGAGAAAATGGTTAAGGAGAAGACCAACGAGAGTGGTTGCCTTGATACAAGTATCGGTATTCCATCGGGCATTGCGATGGTGAATGTTTATGGTTTATTCCATAAACAGAAGAAAGATGGCTCTTTCTGCGAAAAGTGGAACCAGGTAAATATCCTACCCGAGTATTGCCCTTTCTGTGGCAAGAAGTATGTGGAGGATAAGAAAGAAGATGTTCAACAGAAAGAAAATGAGAAGTAGCGTATAAAGCAAAAAAGATTAGTTGATAGTTATTAAAACAAATAAAAATATTAAAGATTATGGCAGAAAAAACAAAGCAGCAGAATGCAGAGAATGAATCAGAAGAAGAGGAGCTTGGCAAGCAGATTTTGCAGCTCAACCTTTCCTATCACGAGATGAAGGATGACAAGTTTACCGTCAAGGTAACTTGCGAGAAGGATGGCAAGGAGTCTGACCTAAACATCCTCACCGATGATGATTCCATCGGTATGGTATATCAGGGAATGAAAATCGCCATGGGTACCGTGGCCCGCTTCTACCTGATGAGCCTTTTGAATAAAGGCACAATCACTCAGGAGGAGTATGATAAAATGGTGAGTAAATAATACATGTTTTTAGAAACAAAAAAATAGCGTATGTTATACGAAGCTAAACAAGGATCAAAAGCTTGTGAATACATTAAAGGTATTCTCGAAACTGAAGAAAAAGAGTATCAGGCTTATATGAAGAGAGTGGATGAAGCCGTTGGCTTCAAGTTTGAGAAGTGGCAAGGTTATCAGCCTAACCGCAGTCTGCTGCGAGAGTATGATATAACCGCTATCTGGGTGCCGACTGCGCAATATGAAAAGCTGGATAAGAAGTTATGGCGAGAGGTAGGTACCCAGTTGTTTGATGATGGCCGTTACGTTGGCATTGCGCCTAACAAGCGATACAAGCAGGGTAAGGCTATCGCCGCTGTACTTGCCTCTTACAAAGCTGTTACCAACCATTTCGGTATATTGGATGAACTGGGCATAGGGGGTCCTAACGGTTGTCCTTTTTCTATCACTCAGCTTCTCCGCTGCAATGACCGTTACTTTGCCTTCTTCGATGATAGCATTCGAGCCGAGAAGAAGAATCCTGATTTCAAGGAAATCACGATTGGTGAGTATGAGGATCTTGTTAATGATGATAAAGAAGGGTAGCGTATGAAGATAAATATGAATCAGGTGAAGGAGAAGATAGCAGGCTTTATCTTTGACCTTATTATAGAAACGGGCAGTAAGTCTAAATTCTTCCGTAAGTACACCAACCATCGTTTCCGTAAGCAGTACGAACGATGGGAGGGTAATTCCGCTTATAAGATATACAAACGCAACAACGATTTGGAAAAAGAGAATAGCGAGCTGTATAAGAGAATTAGCACTTTAAATACCAGGCTTCGTTCTATTTATAATAAGGTAAAAGTCGTAGCTGCGGAGTACCCTCATAATGCCCCGTGTCCTCATGGAGAAAAGGCTGAATATAATGATTGCCTTATCAGAACAGATTCCATTGAATGCTGGGAATGCCCAGGTTTCGTATGTAGAATACCTGAAAATAATACCATCATCTGCTGGAATAAGAACTTTGAACAGAGTAAAGATTTAGAAAATAAACAAAAATAGCGTATGGAAACAGAAGAATATGTAAGCATCATCAAGAATATGCTAAAGTTTAGCAATATGGTGGAATGCGTTTTTCCCGACCAATATAAGTTTGTCTGTCATCTGCATAATATTCAGGAGCGTGAAGCGATGGATATGTACGGTGATCTGCGTAAGATAGCTTCGGGTCAGTATTGGAGTATCAAAGATAAGGAGGATGGGTATCTTTATTCCATGATAAAAATGGCGTTGGAAGCTAGCAAGATCCAAGTCTTCAACTCTCTCATCGAAGATACCGCAGCTAATTGCGAGGATAGAAAGCCAAATATCCTTGCATTCTTTAAAAGAGGTGCTGAGCGTTTTCAGCAGGAGTTTAATTTGCAATGGCAGGTTGCATATATTGATATAGCCGAAATGATAAAGAACGGCTATACGCTAACGGCTACTGCCCGCCAGGTAGATAATGTTGATGCCAAAGATTACGTAGGCGAGGATAAGGGCAAGAAATCATATATTCCTATTTACGATGGCGATGTAATGCTTTGCTATGTGAGTAAGCCGAAATGGTGGAGTTCTGATTGCGAGAACAGCGGTCTGTATCTCTGTAAAGATGGCGTTTACTATCGTCTCATTTATACCCCAGGTAAAGGTTATATCAGACACGGTGAGCCTGATACTGACGAAGCCTTCGAGTTGGATATCGAAGAGAATGCCTTCAGCAGCTATGTGATGACTCTTAGTCAGAAGTGGTATAAGCTGGGCAATATCCACGCTGGTATCGGATTTTTGATAGAAAAGCCAGAAGATAAAAAAGAATAGCGTATGACAAAGCAAGAGTTGTTATCTAGCCCCGCCTTTCAAAATGCAAGGGATGATGCTATTATCTATCTCGTAGCGTGGTTCGATGGCGGTTCATGGATAAGATATGTTAGCGCTCCTAAGAAGGAGGATCAAACTAGAGATTGCATTCGTTTCCGCTCATTTGAACCGTTGATTAGCAAAAAACGTCTGTTGGCAAATCTTTCTTTTCGCCACTCCAGGGGAGATAAAGTTTTAACCTTTCAATGCCTAAATGGCTGGCATGAAACGGGAGAATGCAGCGTTGATATTGATTCTTCCGGAAATATCGCAATTACAGAAAAAATAAAAGAAGAAGATTATGCAAGATAAAGAAGAAACTCCTGTTAAGGGAGCATTGATTTATCAGCCGCAGGGTGCGGCTGGTGAATATGCCAAGTGGGCAATCAATTTATACCATGGTTGCTCTAACGGCTGCACATATTGTTATAACCGCAGAGGGGTGTTGAGCCACGTCTTCGGCGATAAGCCCGAACTGGCGGCACCTATCATTAAGCAGCGAGATAAGCAGCTCAATGAATATCGGAAGAAAAATAATATGACTGCGCATGATGCTATTAAGAAAGGTGTTGTGAACCATGAAAGTCTTGTGGCTGCCCGTGATATTATCTCGAAGGATTTAGAGAAGATAGGAATAGATAAAATACGTCAGGATGGCGGTATTTTCCTCTCTTTCACTTGCGACCCATTCGATATAGAGGCAGATATGCTTATCCTGCAGCAGGTGGTTTTACATTTGCTATTTGATCGCATTCCGGTTACGATATTAACAAAAAACGTGCATTGGATGCAGACGGGATTGTGGAAGAGTACACTTCGAGACCTTACAACAGATTATAAGGATATAGCCCGCCACCTCACCATCGGTTTTACTATCACTGGTAAAGATAAGTTGGAGCCTGGTGCTCCTTCTACCGAGGAACGTATCGAAGCTTTGCGTGAGCTGCACGACAAATATGTGGTTAAGAATTTTGTATCTCTAGAGCCGATAACAAGTATTCATACTGCATCGGAAGTAATCAAGAAAACATACAAGATTACGGACGAGATACGCATCGGTGCTCAATCTCCTATCAAGAAAGATAGATATGATCCCAACGAGTTTGTCGGTTTTATTGTTGCGGTTAAAACCCTGGCACGCGGTCTTGATTGCCGTTTTATGGTAAAGGACAGCATGTATAAACAGGCAGAAACTTTTGAAGGTGCTTATCGAGATTTGTGTGTCAGAAATCTTGATGAAATAAAAAAGATTTATGAATCAAAACAAAAAGAAAATGATGAAAAGTAAATTGAAGTATTATGCCCAGGTTATCGGTGTTAACCTGTTGGCGATTTTGGTACCCATCCTTGCTGTTGTCCTTATTTACGCTCTCGGCAAGCTGAAGAATATTTATACCCATCCTTGCGTTCTATCGCAGGAGATATACGATTGCTGCCTGGAGGCAACCATCGTAGTGCTGGCTGGGTTCTCTGTAGGTCTTTTGCTTCTTGGCTGGGCAGATAGCTGGAGAAAGGCAAAGCTCTTTGTTCTCAAAAGCAGGAGAGAACGAGAAAAACGTGAAAAACGTGAACTGCTGCATATTAAGATGGAGGTAGAGTCTATCGAAGAGAGGATGGAGCAGAAGAATACTCCTGCGTCCGAAGATTCCGAGTTTGAGGATATTTCCGGATTGACGGTTAAAGAGATTTATCATCTCTATCACGGTCGTCAAGTTCTGATTACGGCTGGTAAGGCGAAGGGAAATTTTCTCGGTCGTCTTGCTGGCTATGACAACGAAGGTTCTATTCTTTACATAGGTTTCACTCAATCCTACAGTTTGTGGTCTTATTCCCTGGATGAAATAAACACTATGCGTGATACAAACCCAGAAGTCAGCTACGTGGAACCAGGGTATAAAACTTACGATTGCTGCATCCCTAGTCTCATCCGTATTCATAAGTAAGGATTATAAAAGTAAGGAAAAGAGTAAGGAAAAGAGTAAGGAAAAGAGTATGAAGAAGAATTATTTGTTTGATGTTGATGGCTTGCTGCAGGTGCTGCAAGCCATCAAGGATGGGAATCCCGTGGAGTATCGCCCATTGGAGGAACCTAATTGGCGAGATTTCAACCCAGAGGAATATGATATTGATACGGAAAACTGTAAGTATCGTGTCAGGCCTTGTGAATATAGTGAATACGTGGAAGATATTAATGTACCTCCTGCGCTTATGCAGGAAGGTGTGATTTATTTCCTGAAAAGCAAAGACCCTCTGAGTACTAAACAGAGTTTTGCTTGCGTAAAGGCTAACCTTTGGCATATAGATAAAAAGATATTGCTTCATTTCTTTTGGAGTGAAGACGGTGATTCAAAAAAGCTTTATGTTAGCGATCCGGATAGAAGAATTAGCCGTAGCGAGAAAACAGATAATTTCGCTAATGAAATTATTCCTGATATAAATCTTTGCGATCCTGATAAAGCCGAAATTTATGTAGCTTCCATATCACAAGTCAAGATGTTAGAGTCAAGACTTCGAGATGTGGGTTATGAATTAAAGGACGGACAAATGAAAAAGATAGATGGGAACAAAGAGTAAACAAGCACCGCTCCTTACTAAGGAGCAGGTATCAGAGCAGCTTCTTCAGCAGCATTTGCGCGGCTGGAAATCGAACCCTAAGTTTATCGTAGAAAACCTTTATGTGTTCGACTGGGAGAGTGATATGCTCATCAAGACCCGAAGCGGATATTGGTATGAGGTGGAATGCAAAATATCCCTTGCTGATTTCAAGAACGATTTCACCCATAAGCGGCAGAAGCATGAATTGCTGAAGAATGGAGATGAGAAACGTCGCCGCCCGAATTTCTTTTATTATTGCGTACCATGGTACCTTAGTGCGAAAGTATATCCTCTCCTTCCTGATTATGCCGGGCTGATTGTACTTAAAGTGGATGGTAAACTGAATGAGATAAAACAGGCACACTGTCTGCATCTGCATAAGTATACCGATGAGGAACTGAAGCTATGCGATAAGTTTTATTATGCCTACCGCAACTGGAAAAAGTGTGTAGAGCGTAATCAGCCTACCGCAGAAATCAAGCGCCTGAAAGATGAGATTGATTTCCTCAAGGCAGAATATAAGGCAGTAGCCGGGTGCGATATTAAAGACGCATTTTAATGATTAAAAGATTTATAGATTATGGAAAAGATTGAATTTACAAAGGAACAGATAGAGAAGATAGCTGAAGGCATCAGCGTCATCTGCTTCCGTTCTAACTCGAAGGCAAAAAAGTTTTTGCTTATGGAATATCCGAAGGTTAAAGACGTGCTCAGTAACTCCTGTATCTGGGATGAGCCTGCATATAATGAGGAACACCCCAAGGAAGTAAAAAGTGTGCTGCCTAGTTTTGAGGCAGTGCATACTTTCGGATCGTCGGCTTTATTCAAACCCACTCTTGCTGAGATTATCCAGGCTTGCCCTATCAACCTTCTTGGAAACTTTAACGCTGTCACCATTCATTATAATGGTTTTATAGAGGACGCTTCCAAGCATAAGAGTATCGTGACTCCTTATGTGATTTGTGAGAAGAAGAAGCCATTCGTTCCTTGTTTCAGCGATGAAGAGGAGAAGAAGTTGCATCCTTCACAATTAAAGATAGGCGACCTTGTAGGCACTATCATTGACGAGTTCTGCCAGGTAAGCATTGATACTATCCAGCCTGATACCCGCAACCTTCAGACCTTATTTGAGGGTCCACTGAATGAAGTTCCCGAGAAGTACCTGGATAAACATTTCCGTCCGATAGAGATTATCAAGGACTACGAAGATGAGATACATTTAATCATTAACTAAGCTTTATCATGTTTGAGATATACGTTAAAATGAAGAAAAGGAAGTGCTGGAAACTCGCTATAGAGGTTCCCAATGCTTGGGGTGGAATGCCTCACCTCTGGATGTATCTGGAAAAGAAATACCTTCCATCTTACGTACCGGTAGGAGCTGATGGAAAACCGCTGGATTTGGAATGGGTGAAGGAAGCACAGGCAAAAGGTGAATATGCAAGCCGCTGGATCTATGCTTCATCCAGAAAGGAGATCGAGGATCTACAGAAAGATTTCCGCTTAACTTATGAGGAAATGATGGTGTTCAGATCTACCTTTGATTTCGCAAAGGTTCTAGGCGAAGATATACCAGTTTATCTTGATTGTTTAAAGGTTGTCGCTGATGAGTGTGGAGGTATCTATCCACAACAATACAAGGAACTGAGTGACTTTATTAAGGTCCACAGCATAGATGATATTGAGGCGATCGCTTTCAATCAGACAAGCGTAAACTGTGCCTGTGATTTCTTTGGCAACAGATATAATGCGTCAGCAGATAACTTCTGGGATTGCATTTGCCCAAAGGATTTTTATGACAACCTTAGAAAAGATGCGGTATTAAAGACGAATTTTAAATAATAAGATTATGAGTTTATACACAAAAGAAGAAAAGAAAAAATCCCTTTGGCATCCTATTACCGATGAGGATTTCACTATTGACTTCAGTAAGCCGTTTATTGTTTGTTGCGATGATGCTTCTCTCTTCATCGTGAAAGATTTTGCAGATATGTTTAACTATCTGGATGAAGATCGATTCTACGATGTCAAGGCGCAAACCTTGTCTGAAGAAGGCAAGGAGGAATTTCGAGAAGACTATTATGGATATATGTATCTCGACGAGGATTTTTACCATGCGATAGATTGGGCGAAGGGCAAGTATATCGAGGACGTGAAAGGCGATCGAGAGAGACCTGACTTGTTCGTAATGTACGAATCGGGTCCAAAGGTGTTTGACCATTTCGATTTCGGTCAGAGCGGTACTCTGGTATACGGCGGGACACCGTTACTGCGCAGAGAGTTCGCTGCAAGATACCCCGAATTATACCACGTAGAGTATATCGTTAATCTGAACAGGGTTTCAGAAACCCAGCTCAGTGCTTTGTTCAGAGCGCCTCTCGATGAGTCTCTTAGCAAGTGACTTTAAGGATTTATAAAAAAGAATATATTATGATACAGATTCAAGATTGGGAGTCATCCAAAAAGATTGTTGTCGTGGATGAAAATCATCACGGCACCGTACAGGTGGAGGTACCGAAGCCTGGACCTTATAAAGACGAGTATTATCAGTATGCCGATTGCGCTATCTACAACCTTTGGGTAGATGAGAAGTACCGCAAGCAGGGAACGGCTCGCCTCCTGATGGAGACCGCAGAGCGGGAAGCTAAGAAACTGGGCTGCAAGTCGGCACAGCTGGAATGGGATGATAAAGGCAGTAAGCTTTTCGTTCTCGAATGGTATAAACGCCTTGGCTATCGTGTAATGGCAAGGAATGAAAACGATCGTCTGCTGCTGGTGAAGGAATTTTGAAAGGTAAAAAGGTAAAAGGGTAAAAAGGTAAAAAGAACCTTAACCGCTTTGCGCCTCCGTTCCCGGCGATTCTATCGCTGGTCTTTACCCCGCTAGGCTTTCTTACCTTTTTACTCTTTTACTTTTCTTGTCCCGCCCATCAAAAAATAAAGTATTACCTTTGCAAACAGAAAAAAGAAAGATTATAGCGTATGAATAAAATAGGGGAGCAGATGATGCTGCAACAGCTCAAGTCTGTCTATTGGCTGATGATGGATTCTTCCGGTAAGATGGACTTCGCAAATAAAACGCTATGGGATGAGATTACTGATCTCGACCAGGATAGTGGCGATTACCAGGAAGTGGTGGTGGAAATCTATTTCACCGATGGCAGGTTTATCAAACTTCATAACCGCAGTTTTGAATCGCTCATTAATAATTCCTATTCCGGTGATGCCCTTTTGCTGCTGCCAATGAATGATGATAAACTTCTCCAGGCAGTAGCAGAACAGGGCGTATGTATTCGTGATGTTTACCGTCCGATAGTTAGTATTACGTATGATGATCCGGAAACGGGAAGAACGGCAACCGATTTTCCTATATCCTCCGTGGTCCGCATAGCCTGTTACCGTAAAAAGGTAAAGTGGAGCGAGAGATGGAGAACACTGAGTCCGGAAATGGGAAAGTTGCATGAACTTATGTTCCGTAACTTTCGTGAAAAATATCTCAGAGAACATCCTGAGATTAAAGAATAGATTCTTCTAATGTTTTGTCAGATATATTTTATAAGTTAAACAATTATTATTACTCATTGAAAATCGTAGAGTTTCCTTCGTTGTGAAACGCGGGGTTCTAATTTCTTCATTAATTCTAATGTGTGTGTAAAGAATAGATTCTTCTAGTGTTTTATCAAAATATGCTTAACGTAATAGTTATGATTATTTTATTTTTATAGAGTTGTTAGTTTTTGATCTTGTTGAAGTTCCTTCGTTGTGAAACGCGGGGACTTTATTTTCTTTATTAATTAGTTCTCATGAATTAAAAGTCAAAATTGTTTTAAGGTAAAGTTTTGTTAATATCAAGAGGGGCGGCTGTCGTGATGACACCCGCCCCTCATTTCGTTTAATGTTAAGTGTTGAATGTTTTTATCAATGTTGAATTACCTCTCGGAGTAAAGCCTCCGTTCCTAGCGATTCTATCGCTGGTTTATCTCAATGGCGTATGCCTAATTCAACATTCAACATTCAGCATTCAAAATTTAGTTAAACGTTCCTTCCGTCCGGCAATACGAACCAGCCGATATTTCCTCGCCAGAACTTGCATCCCAAATATAGAGAGTCGAAGGCATCGGTGAAGTCTGTTCTCTGCTGCAACGGCAGGTTGTCTTCCGTCTCCGCTTTCTTCTCCTGACTCTTATCCTTTCTAAAGCCCTGATAGCCGATGCTCACCTCACAGAGCTGCAGGGCAATAATCAGGTCGGGGTTGTTTGGCTGATTGATACGAATAGCAGGATATTCTATGCCGGCAAGAGCATTATTGATGATGCGATGTTTCACCTCGTGCCGCTCCGGCACACCCATATCTATCGCCGTCACGTTCCAGCCATTGCGCTCCAGCTCCTTAATCACTGCTTGATAGTATCGCTCATCGGTCAGCGCATACGATGCGCCCTGCTTGGCGGTGGAATCATAGAAGTAAACCACATCACGGTTCACGGCTCTCTTCGGAGCATAGTAATGCGAGAAATCATCTACCAGTTCACGCAGCTTGCGTTCGTTCTTCACGTAGAAACTCTTGATAACATTTACTGCCTCTACTCCGTCACGCTGATACACCTGACCTACCACCAGGGTATTGATATTCGCATTATAATCGAATGCGAGATAGAGAGGAAGGTCGTTTATGCAGTCGCTATCCATACGGCAGTCGTTTCTCTCGGACAGTTCCTTTAAGTCCGGCTGATAACTCTCTGCAGTAATTTTCTTACCGCCTATGATGCCCGTAGCCTTCTCTGTGCGGAAATTAGCCTGAGAAAGCGGGTCAATCTCATCGGGGGTATAACCGTGAACATGATCTATATCCAGGTTAGAATAGAAACCATCGTTCGATTTCTTGATTTTCACGTTCAATATCGAGACCATGAAGGTATAGGGTGGAAGATCTCGCTTCATCTGTCGGATATACTCCTCACCCAGAACGTCCACGTTTTCGAGGGTAGATGCCCTGCGCACCACGAAAGCCGAGCGCCGCAGTTCTCTGAGATAGTCATCCTGAAACTTTTTCGAGCGCAGGAACATCTGCATCTCGAAATCCTCATCCGGTGTAATCAGATATTCGTAATCATAGATAAGTTCGGCATCCTCGGCAGTAACCAGTTTGTAGTTTACTGCCATATCCACCATATTCTTAGTGATTTTCTTACCATGGTTAGGCAGAATGCGGAACATGCCTTCATGCTTCAGCATTTTCAACGCCACGGCACGTATGATAGTCTTTTCCTCTACTGATACCACGCGAAGCGAATGCCCCGTCTTCTTGGCATTATAGAGCAGGTCGTTATATCTGATAACCTTGTCGGCATACTCTTCCAGCTCGTTCTGTACCCATCGGTAGGTCTTGCCTTTAAACCTGCCTGTCTCTATCTCCAAGTCCAGTTTCTCGTCTTCACGCTCCAGCCATGAGCCTTTTGCCGTAAGCGAGGCATCACTTACGAATCGGGTAGAACGGTAGAGTGGGTTGTAGTCAGAAAAGTTTATGTCTCCCAGTGGGTGTGTCTGTCCTGATAATGCCGGCATTAACTCCTCATCCACTTTCTTCTTAGGGAAGAATCTGCACTCATCGCCCACACATGCACTGAAGGTATAAGAGTTTGCAGAAGCGGTCTGCGACAGAGAAATCAATGCCCATTGGGCACCATTTGCAAACCAGATGATATTTTCGTAGCTTTTCGGTTTGAAGATGGAAGGGCGCACATGCTTTGGCGGTCGTCCCCAACCCATGTGAATGCCTATCTGAAAACCGAACATTCGCTCCATGGCAGCCATGGTACCCGGTATGGTTTTCGAGAAGCCCTGTTGTCGTGATACGGCTACCCATGCGCCCAGCATACCAGGCATGGAATTGCTGGTCATCCATACATAGGGTGCCACGAGACCATCGGTTTTACCCGTGCGTCGAGCTGCAATATCCCTCTCGTCTCGGGCACCCATATATAATGATTGCTGCTGAAATCGTGTTAAGTAAATCTGATGTGGTTGCTGCATAAAAATGAAAATGTTATCCTGAATGTATGTTTTTTAGCCGCATCCTTGCGTCCGTTAGGCGTTCCTGCGGATTTGAAATCCGTAGATATGTCAGTTTTTTACAGTCTTAGAGCAATTTTGCGGGCTGGCAATCATCGATTAACTTGCGTGTTTCTTTGGCACACTCAGCCACGCATCTCTCGACTGCCTCAGTGATGTCTTGAATTTGATCTTCACGCATATTGCCGTATTTATCGCAAGTATCGTTTATTATTTTGTAGAGAACCTGATTTTGTAAAGCCTCCATATAATCTACGTACTCCTTGCAAGTACTGCGCCGAGGTGCTTGCACCCATTTAAGCAAGTCCTGTTTCCAGTCTTTCCATGTTTTGATTTTTATTACTATCATTGTTGCTTACATTTTAAATTGTCGTTTCAAAAACGGGTTGCTCTTTATGAGTTCTATCATTTCTTCTTCTGAGTGTACTCCTTCCCAGAAGAAGAAATGATAGAACTCTATCTTCATCTACAGAGAAAGGCACATCGTAGTTGGTGTAGGTTTCACTATGGTGTCGAACCAGGTGGCGACCTGGATTTTTCCGGATGTTTTCTATCCAGACTTCATTATCACACTCGCACCATTTATTGTTTTCTTCTCCTGTCAGTGCCATATCAATATCGATATGGTAGTGCTCGGAACATCCATTGGTTCCAAAATAAATAATCTTTGCCATAATTTTGCAGATTTAAAATAAACTCGGCTGCGCCATTTCAAGTTGAATGCGCTTGCAAGCCTTGTCGTAATATTCCTTGTTTAATTCAAAACCGATAAAGTTGCGCTTTTCCCTGATGCAGGCGATGGCGGTGGTACCGCTGCCCATGCAGTTGTCGAGAACGCACCCCCCCACATTGGTATAAGTACATATAAGATACTGGATAAGGGCGACTGGCTTTTGCGTAGGGTGGAAGGTATCGGCAGAATGTTCTTTATCAAAGCAGATAATGCTCCTTGGGAATTTCTCATCTGATACGATAGTAGGCACTTCTTTATGATCGCCGTAGCAACCTCGCTTTAAACTATGAGAACCATCGCCCCTTTGATGATTCCGTTGGTTTGGCGCGCATTTTACCATCTGAGGATTGTAGATAGGTTGTTTCCGATAGAATACTGCAATATCCTCATGTGAGCGCAGAGGCATTTTGTTGGCATTAAGAAAGCCTGTTACCCGCTGTTTGCTCCAAATAAGATTATATTTCCAGAGTTTCGGCTGCGACATCATAAGTTGTGCGGTAAACATACCTTGGCAGAAAAGGATAATCGCTGCATTGGGTTTGGTTATGCGCAGATATTCCTTCCATAATGGCTCAAGCGGGATAATACTATCCCAGCCACCGCCCTCACTCTGTTTATTGAGAACGCCATACGGCAAATCGCAGATAATGCAATCCACGCTTGCGTCCGGAATCTTTTTCATTCCTTCCAGGCAATCCTCATTATATATCTTATTTAATTCCATCCTCTATAAATCTATTTTTATCAATTAAACCATTTTAAAATAGTTTCTCCTTTATATCCTTTTTCCCAGATAAACCAGGCATAAGCAGCGGCACTGCTCCCGAAAGCCTTAAAGTTGCCGTTCATGGCGCATTTTAATCGTGAACTACTTACCCATACCCTGCAAGGTGGCTGCGTTTTAAACAGATGTCTTCTTCCTTTCCCTTCAAGAAAAGTAAGTTTCAGGAACATCGCAACCTTTCTTCCTTCCGGAATAATCTGCAAAGCCTTTTCTACGAAATCCAAGGCATATCGGTAGGGTGGGTTGGTAACAATATCTCCGTTCCATTCTAAGTTGTCGATGGAAAGAAAATCTGCAACCTCGCCATAACCTCTATCTATCAAGTCACGGCTGACTACATCGTAGCCATGAGCCTTTAACACTTTGCTAATATGCCCTTCGCCGCAGGAAGGTTCCAAAATTACCCCCCCCGTAAAATGCTCTATCTTACAGAGCCATTCGGTAGCTGCGGGTTCTGTGGCATAGTAATCTTCTTTTTGGCGCTCACCGTCCGTGTGATTGCTTGCGCCTAACGTTTTAAATACGGCAGCATTGCCGCCTACCCAGTCTTTTGCCATAAAGTCTATAAACTATTAATTCTTAATTCTTAACTTTCCCACATGCCATTTCTGGCAAGTCTTGCATTGGTACGCCACATACCCTTGCGCCTTCAGCTCCGGTCTTTGGTTCAGAAACTCCCAGGCAGCATCCTCTGTTTCGTATGCCACCTTCGCCTTCTAGGTATGCTGTTTTCGGGTGTAATGTTCGGGGTCCGGTGTAAAGGGAGGAACCTTATTGTGATAATGATGATCACCTTTGCGCTTACTCATCATCGCCTCCTTCCTTTTCGGTATCACCTTCCTCTTCCGGAATATCCATTTCGGCTTCCTTCTTCTCAGCACGATCATCCAGCACCTCTTCCATATACTCCATATAGTCAGGTACCTTTTCATTATGCTCCTGCAGACTTTCCTCCTCGGCAATATCCTGCATATCCTTTGCCGTAAGACCATACTTGCGAGCCATTTTTTTCTTGTACTCGTCAGTATAGTTCACCCTGTCACGCTTCACGATGCTCACATCTTGCGTAATGGCAATGCGGCTCATATCCGGCATTTCCTCGGTAGCATCCTTCTCTTCTAGGAAGTTGCCATAAACGGTAGCCAATGCCTGCATACCCTTATCCACCGCACGGTCGTTGTTCTGCTGCTTGCCCGTACGGATAAGCCACTCAGCAGAATTGAGATACATCGCCTTGTGACGAGGGCTTTCATCGGTCATAAAAAAGCGAATAATGTGGTTGCAGACCGCCACATCGTTTGTCAGCTCGGTAATGGTACGGGGTTTGATATTTCCTTCGTCGTCAATATCAATATGCAGCGCCATCACCATTTCCTGCGCCTCCCTGTTGCCCTGTCCTGCCTGTTTCATAAACAGCGCGTAGTCGCGCCTTGCTATGTTGCGGCAGGTAGTCTTGGGGTCTATATCGTTGTTTTGTACCCAGCGCTTGTAGAACTCGTAGCAGAGCTGCATCCTATACTTCTGTTCCAGTTTTGGAAACATCGTGTCGATACTCAGTCCATTTGATAGCCATTTGTCTATACGTTGCAGGGTATTCTGCGTAAGTTGACTCATCTCTTATTAATGTTTAATGTTTAATGTTAACCTGGTGGGGCATCGAAAACCGAAATTCGTGCTATTCGTGTCATTCGTGTTCAAACTCCCCGAACCCCCGAAACGCTATATGGTAAGGTCGATACCAAACTGACATTCCAGAAACTTCTTGTAATCGGGCTTACCGAATAGTGTGCCGTTTGCCTTTTCCCAATCTTTATTGTTGGCATAGAACACATCACGCGTAAACCATTCGTAAACGTTATCATATCTGCTTACTGCTGATGAGTCAGGATGCGTATCTAAGAATTTCTGTCCCGCCCTCAGATAAGCCTTGGCTATGCGGGGATGCTTCTGAAACTCGATAAGGCGCTTGCGTCTTGAAGCCAGGGGGCAGCACATGCAGCCGAGTCTTCGGGTAACGTCGATTTGCCCCCCCGTATCATAGTATACTGGTGCTAACTTCAATCCTCTATCAAGAATGAAATCCCTCACATCTTCATTGGTCCATTCCAAGATAGGATAAATCTGTTCTACATGATTTTCCTTTTTCTTAGAACCATAGTATCGGCATTCGGTAGGCTCGTTATATCTTTCCTTTCTCGCTCTGCTTTCTCCTTTGCGCACACCGATAACAGTTTTATCGAGGATTTTATATTCCTTCAGAACTTCACAGCAGAAACGGCTAAAGCGATTAGGAAACCCTTTCTTTGCAATAAGCTGAAAGAAATTTTCTTTAGGTCTGATAATCTCCACACCCATCTCCTTCACGTGGGCGATAGTGCCCGGTGGGTCGATGGTGGTATTCTTGTATATCGCTCTATATCTGATACCAGCTTCCTTTGCAAGCTGCAGGATCACATCACTATCCTTGCCGCCCGAATAAGCCAGTTCTATCTCTCCATCGTACCTTTTCTGTACGCTTTGCAGGAGTCGGATAGACTGCTCTATCTTTTTCTGTAATTGCTCGTTTATCATTTTGCGCCTTTTTAATTTCTTTATCTGCCCACAAAATTACGAAATCGCCCCTAAATGGTTGGGACAAAAGTTTTTTGTCCCCATCGTAGTGCAAAAATATTCTACCTTTGCATAGTATTAAAAAACATAGGATAACATTAAAAAGAAAAAAGAAATGCAAAGTTTAATTCCAACTCTTACCAGGTTTCTTGCAGCCATTATCGGCTTAGTGTGGTGTACCCTGGAACCATCTCTTAACTACATCGCCGTATGCTTCTTCGCCCTTATCTGCGATTGCTATACGGCGTGGCGGTGCAACTGTCGCATCTATTCCCGCTATCGGGAGGCTATCAAGAAAGACCCTCGATGCAAAATCGACGGGAAACTGAAATCTAAGAAAATGGCAAAGATGGTGAAGGATTTCTCCGTCCTCATCCTTGCGATATACCTAGCTACGATGGTAGATACCGTGATACTCGATTTTCAGAACCCTCTCCATCTCGCTAATTATCTTGCTGCCATCTACTGCGGTGTGCAGCTCGTGAGCATCCTCGAAAACGAGAGCACCTGCAATGGGGCACCCTGGGCAAGAGTGATGCAGAAGATTGTAGCCGATAAAACCGAAAGGCACTTCAACGTGAAGCTGAAAGACTTGATGAAGGAAGAAGAGGCAGAAGAGGCTACTCCATCGGCAGAGAAGAAAGATGAAGCAGAGACACCTTCAGATAAGAAGGATGACAAGGATAGCGCAGATAAAGATGAATGGATTCCGTCTAAATCGGCTGATGATGCCTATGATGTATAGTACCAATATCTCTTAATATCTGTACGCTATCTCTTAATTTCTGTACGCTATCAGTTAATAATGTGTTAAAACCCCTTTGAATTATGACAATATCAAATGTTTTGGAACACTGGGCTACGATATACAAACCCTTATCCCATAACCCGACAAGTAAGAAGCTGGAAGACCAGAGTTTCTTCCGCATTCGCTATATTGACCTGGAGAATATCTTTTCTCGTAATGCCAATATCGTGCATTCACCTTGTATGCTATATAGCGTATTGAGTACAGGCGAGTTTCAATCAGCCGGAAAGATGATGGTATCTCACCAGGTGTGGTTTCTTACTAAGGTAAAAGACTCGCCTCAAACCCTCGGACGATACGATGGCGCAAAGATAGAGCAGGCATCCGTCGATTTGATGGAGTATTGCAAAGACCTCGTTTCCTGGATGGTGGAGGTGAAGCGAAAAGGAGCTTGCCCGGTAACAGGACGGTCTTTTGCTGATGATCCGGTCATCATGTCCGAATTGCAGTCTATTGATATTTCCTCTATTTCGTGCGGGCTGATAGGTGAGTTGTATTCCGGACAATGGCTTGTAGCCGGAGTGGATTGGAAAAGTCTGCAACCGCTTTACAAGTTTGGCTGCGGCGGTAACGACAAGTATATCATTAAAGAATAATAATTGTATCTTGACTATATAGCCCTATCCTTGCCTATGGTGTTGGGGTAGGGCGAAGTCTTTTTAAGAAAGGAGCGTAGGATATGGGACAACCTATCAAGAATCCGATGTTCCCCTTCAGTAGGGTAGCATCACGTTTCTTCCAGCAGACCATCAATCAGTTGGAAGTAAATACCATGACCCAGTGCATCTACCCCAAGGAGGTGTATAACGGCTATGCCGTAGTAAACCAGAAGCGAAAGGATATGGGTGGATGGTATTCTACTGGTGAGGGTGCAAAATCCTTTGCGGGTAAGATTATAGAGGCAGGCGATTATGGCAAGGTGACGATGGCTTTTGAGTTCAACGACTATATGCGCTTCGTGGATATGGGTGTTGGTCAGGGTACTAGCTACGAGGATGTGGATAATGCCCGCAAGGCTCGCTATCAGACCCGATATATCTCAAAATGGGATAGAAAGAGCGGTAAATCTCAGCGCCCTGCCATTATGATGGAGCTTCGCCACCTTCAGCAACGCATAGCTAATTACCTGGTAGATTTCTATGGCTATGAGGGTGAGGTGAAGTTGATAAATACCTTTGCCGATGCAAGCCCTATTAAACTTTTTTAATCAATAAACAACAAAAAAATGGCAACAGCAAAAAAAACTCAGATAGTTATTACGGCTAATGCCGCCGTCGCCAAGAAGGTGATGGATGAGTTGCAGCAGCGCATTGATGGTATCAAGCAGAAGATGCAGCAGCTCGATACAACCACGGATGCAGGCAAGAAGGAGTTTAAGAAACTGGAAAAAGAGCTTGTTTCCTATAACTCTGCCGTGACGCAGAATGTTACGAATACAGAGCGAATAAGAAAGGCTATCAACAATCTTTCCGGCACTTCGCTCAAGGAACTTCGCCGTGCGCTGGTAGCTGCCAAGAGTGAATTAGGCAAGACCTTTGAGAATGATCCGAATCTGAAGAAGCGCCAACAGGACGTAAAAACATTGCAGGCTCAGATTGATAAGCTGACGGGTTCAGTAAACAAGCATGGAAATGCGTGGAGTACTGCATTAAAGAACCTTACGGCATACGCAGGCCTCTTCCAAGTCTTCAACGCTGTTAAAGGCACAGTTACTTCTGCTATCAAGAAAAACTTTGAATACTCTTCGTCTTTGACGGATATTCGTAAGGTGTCCGGGCTCACGATGCAGGATGTCAACAAACTGTCCGAGGAGTTAGCTAAGATAGACACCCGTACTTCTGTTGATGGCTTGGCTCAACTTGCCTACCAGGGAGCAAAACTCGGTATGGGTAAGTATGGTGTGGAAGGTATGAAGCAGTTCGTAGCTGCTGCCGACCAGATCAATGTAGCAATCGGTGAGGAGATGGGAGAAGAAGCGTTGCCGGCTCTTTCTAAGATGGTGGAAACGATGGGGCTCATCCCGAAGATGGGTATCGAAAAAGCGATGCTTGCTACGGGTTCGGCTATGTTCAAACTGTCTTCTACATCTACTTCTACATCTACTAATATCGTAGAGTTTGCCAAGCGATTGACCGGTGTGAGCCGTACTGCAGGTATCACTACCGACCAGTTGTTGGCTCTCGGTTCTGCATCCGATTCTCTCTTCCTGATGCCGGAGGTGAGTGCCACGGCGATGTCTAAGTTCATCGTAGCCTTGCAGAAGAACCATAATCTTATCGAGAAAGATTTGGGCATTCCGGATGGTACCATCAAAAGAATGTATGCAGCAGGCAACGCAATGGATGCCATCGTGATGGTACTTGAAAAGATGCGAGACAAGGGTAATATGAATGCCCTTGGCGGCATCTTCAAAGACCTCGGTTCTGATGGTCAGCGACTCGTTACCGCCATGGTAACTATGTCTAAGAACGTAGATGTACTGAAGGATCATCTCTACGAGTCTAAGGAGGCATTCGAGGAGGCAACTGCTGTAACCAGCGAGTACACGATGCAGCAGCAGTCTGCCGCAGGTATATTGGATAGAGCCAATAACCTTTGGGAGAAGGCTTTTATCAATCCAGATGGTGTGGAAAGTGTAAGGTCTATGGCGCAGGCTTGGTACGACATGTCGCAAATGATTTTGCAAAGCCCGATATTCAAGAATACACTTCAGGCAGCCATGTGGAGTGTGATTACTGCTTGCAAGGTATTTGTAGCTCTCCTTCCTCTCATCGCCAATTATGTTGCTGCTCTGGGTATCTATAAAGCCGTTTCGTTTCTTTGGGAATTAGGTAAGGCAATAAAAGCTGCGGCAGCTGCGCAAACATTATTCAATTCGGCAGCAAAGGTAAATCCTTATGTAGCTATTGCAAGTGCGATTCTCACCGCCGTAGGAGTGGTATGGTCTTTTGTGGAAGCAGATAAAGAGGCAGCTGCTGCGGAGGCAGAGGCAGCACGCAAAGCTAATGCCTGGAAAGATAAGTTGAAAGAAGCGCAGTCTCAAACTGATACGCTTACCCGAAAACTCCATTCTTATAAAACTACACTCGAAGCCCTGAACGTATCGCAGAATGCCCGAAATACGCAGATAGCCCGATTTAATCGTGATTTTCGCCAGTATATCTCTAAGTTGGGTATCGAAATCAAGAGCGTGAGCGATTTGAAGAAGCATTATTCGGAGTTAGCACAGGAAATTCAGCGTGCTACCTATTATCGCCTTCGTGAGGAAGCCAAGCAGAGCGTAATGCCTTCCTATCAGATGGATCGTCTGAATGCGGCTAACCGTATCAAGAAGGAACTTAATAATCTCGGCTTGTTTGCAGGCGGTTTTACCCAAAAGAACGTGATGGATATGTTCAATAAGGGTGCAGGTGCAGGTTGGATATGGCAGAAGATTATCGAGGCAAACACAAAAGATGCCAAGCAGGGTAGTTTCCGTTTCAATATGAAAACAGGAAACTATACTTATACTGATAATAGCGGTAAAACCGTCAAGGGTAATCCTACAGGCTATAAAGGTCTGTTATCTTCACTCGTTCATTTCCAGAACGCAACCAAGCGCGAAACAAGTAAGGATAAGGAAATCAATGATTACTTCAATCAGGTAGTTAATCTTGATGGCTATACTCCTTGGGTAGAAGATGAACCTGGTACGCTTGAAAATGAAGCACCCGATAAGGATGCCATCCGTGCTGCGAAGCAGGAGGCACGCGATCAGCAGCGTTCCTGGCGTGAGGAGTTGAAGCAGAAGCAGGATGAAGCAAACGCTATCATGGATAACGTGCGCAACTTCTATGAGCGACAAATCAACGAAAAACTGTCACAGGCAGTAAGCCTCGGTATGGATAAGACGGAGCAGGATTTGTTCGTAGAGCCAGTGAAGAAGCGTATGGATGAAGCCCTTTCGCAGGTGCGCCTTGCTATCGCTGGTCAGGCTAACACCTGGGAGGACTTCAAAAAGACGATGGATAATGATCTTATCGAGAAGACCGATGAGACCGGAGTTAATCTTTCCAAGAACCTCCTCACCTCCATTACGCAGAATAATATCGCAGCCCTGCGCACGAAGATGGCTCAGTTGGGTAATAGTCTGAACCGTCCGATGAACTCCATCACGGCTGAAATATTTGCCAAGGCTACCAAGAACCAGCAGGATCGTGTAAAGCTGGAAGCGCAGCAGGCAGAAGCCCGTAGAAAGGTGGCTCAGGAGCATAACTACATGGGTGCCGTGCAGCAGAATATGTATGACGATTTCAACCAAATGGGCTATGCTAACCCAACCGATTTTGAAGCGCAGGACAAGGAAGCCTTTGACAGACGCAAGGCACACATCATTTCCATGTACGAGCAAGCAAGAAAGCAAATCGCCAACCTTTATACAGTTGATGTCAGCAATAAAGAAGGTAGGGGATTGCTGATGCAGGTACTCTTTGGCGATGATCCTTATGCGCTGGGTGCCCGCATTCAGAGTGTATTGGGCGACAATGCGGAAGACTGGAGGGTGTTCTATAACAAACTTATTCAGTATTCTGATGAATATACTGAGGCTCAGAAAAAGACCTACGACCAGGCAAAAAAGATTGCCGAGCAGATGTGGAAGGTCAACCAGCGCAATCTTGCCAACCAGGAAACCCTTCGCAAGATGCAGCAGGAAAGCGCCCTCTTCGGTAAGCGAACCAATATGTGGTCGAATCTTGGTCTCGGCGATCTTACCGCCGACCCAGAGGTGGAGCTGATGAAGATGAAGATGCAGATGGCGGAAGATTATTATGCTTTCGTTTTCAAAAATTCGAGAAATCAGCAACTTATCGATGAAGCTGACAAGGCTCGTCAGGAGGCAGAACTTGCCTATGTCAACCAAATGGCTACGGCGATGAAGAACCGCCTCTCACAGATGCAGCAGCTTGTGCAGCCTATCGAGACCTTCGGTGCAGAAGTAGGCAAGGCATTTGCTGAAATGCGCAATGATGTAAGCAGCGCACAGGAAGCTATCAAGAACGCTCTGAAGTCTATGCTCGAATCGTGGGGTAATATGGCGCTCAACGATGTGAATACGCAGATGTGGAAGGCTATCAATGATGCAGGTGCCAAGCGAGCCAAGAAGAAAGCGCAGCCTGGTATCGATGCAGCAAGAGCCAACGCTAACGCCAATGCCGTGAAGGAAGACTTCTCTAATCTCGGCACAAAGGCGAATCCGATGTATGTGCGACTGGTAGATGAGGGTGCATCTTATCTTACTCAGCAGCCGCAGTCTAACTTCGAGAATCTGCCTCCTCAGCAGCCGGCTCTCGGCTGGAATCCTGATGGTTCACCTATCAACCCTAACAGTCCGGCTATTGTGCCTCCATACGCGCCCCCTGCAACCCCCGAGCAGGCGAATAAGCAAGCAGAGGGTAATGGTGCTCCTCATGCGTGGTCACATCACAACAGAGACAATGCCGATGCGTTCTATAGTGATGCAGCCACGCAGACGGGTGCTGCTGCAGCCGATGCTATCGCTGGTGGCGGTTCCTTCATGGATACCGCAGCCGGTATCACTGGTTCCTTTATCGGTGGCGTGATGAATACCGAGTTCAAGAAGGGTGGCAAATCCAAGGAAGACAAGGAGAAAGCCGATCAGCTGAAGAAGGAGAAGAAGCACCAGAAGGAACTGAGCAAGGAGGTAAAGAAGGGTAATAAGGATCGTGAGAAGGTGACTACCCAGGGTGTTCAGAACATCACGGATGTAACTGCTGCCGGAAACAAGGAGCAGAGTGAGGGCACTAAGGTGGCTTTGAACGCGGGTATGGCTATGACCCAAACGGCGCTCACTACCAATCTCGCCAATACTCAGGCTAATAATGAGGCTATGGCTCAGTCTGATGCAGCCCGCACTCAGTCAGAAGTAACCTTCTCTATCGCGGGTGCGATGGCTAAGTGTTTCGAGTTCCTGGGTCCTATCGCTGGTCCTATTGCAGCCGCAGGTGTGATGGCTACTCTCATGGGGTTGCTCCAGTGGGCACTCAATTCAGCCTTCAGCGGCGGCAAAAAGAAGAGTAATACCAATACTACCAATACCAAGCTTGTTACTGGTATGCTTACCTATGATTCCGGAAACGTTCAAGACTTGAAGCCATTTGTGGCTGATAATGGCGAGGTGTATTGGGCGAAGGAGGATGACGGCAAGCAGATGCAGGGCGTGAAGATGCTTACATCTCCAACCGCCACCACCGTTAATGGTCAGCCGTCTCTCGTAGCCGAGAAAGGACCGGAAATCGTGATTGGCCGTGAAACCACTCATGCCATGATGATGAATAACCCTGCCCTGCTGAAGGCGCTGGTCAATTACGACAGCAACTATTCGGGAAGAAACTCAGCAAGAAGGGCATTTGATAGCGGCAACGTGGGTGATGTTCTTGCAGCAGGCACGCAAGCAGGCAATGGTAATCTTTCGTCTGGCGCGTCAGCGACAGGCGACCTGATAGCAGCTAATGCTGCAAGCAATGCGGCGCTCCTGCAAGCTGTGAATGCGCTCATTCAGCGCCTCAATCAGCCTATCAACGCCCAAATTAACATGTACGGTCGTGATGGGTTGCACGATAGCCTGAATAAGGCTAACCGGTTTATGAAGAATAAATAGGAGAAGGTTTTGTTGATTATTAGTTGTTAAGTTTTTAAGTTTATTATTATTATGTTTTTCAAGACTGTTTCGCTGTGAAGCGAGGCAGCCTTTTTCTTTAAATTTCTTTTTGGTCCCATTTTGCGACCATGGGGAGAAATTAGTGGGCTTTCTGTAAACCGCTGATTTAGTGGTTTTTTTGGTCTCAAAAGCATATCTTGGTCTCATTTTTCGTCGGAATTACTACCTATATATAAAATTTTCCGTGTATTTTTTCTTTTCCCTAAAAACGAAATCCCCTAACCCCAAACTAGAAGTTAGTAGCATTAACGGCTATGCCGTAAACTTCAGACAATAAGGTAGTTATGGGGATATAGGGGAGTGGCAGCTAGCGGGAAAAATGTGTGATTTTCTACATATATTCTACATATTTCTGAAATATTTTGTATCTCCTGCGTACATCTGTTTATAGAAAATTATATAAAAATGAGACCAAGAAATAGTAAGTTGCTGAAAAATAAGCAGATAGTAAAAAATCAGTGGGGGCAAGCAGTGGGACAATGGTGTGGCAGCAGGGGGACAATATACGCCGTTTTCCTCATTAGGGGACTTTAACATTTCTGCTAATAAAATTAAAATGAGACCAGAATCGGCAAAATGGGACCAGATTTCGTATCTTGGTCCCATTTTTGAAAAAACACCCTTTGCGCCTCCGTTCCCAGTGATTCCATCGCTGGTTCCCCCTCTCTAACTTATATTAAATGTTAAAAATATAACTTATTTCAAATATAATATACCTTACCTATACCTTTTTCGATTTATTTTTGTATCTTTGCAGCGAAAAATGAATAAATAATATATGTAAGGTATGTTTGACGAGATATGTTCCATCTATCGGGATGCGAAAGATGCACTCGGAAGGTACGTTGATATGGAGACTGGCGAGTGCATCACGCAGATGTCTATCCGTGAGTTCTGTCTTACGGACAGATGGAAGCCGTATGTAGAGAAACTGAGAGCCATGCGGCAGCAGTATGGAAGCAAGGCGAAGAAGATGCCGGAATATATCGACACGAAGAAGATGCTTCCTGGTGCTACACTGAGCGGTCTCTTCAGTCTTTATGAAGACGATAGTTTGACCCACCCAGGCCAGCGTGTGATGGTTTCACGCCGTGAAACACATCTTTATCAGCATACCGGATGGCTCGCTATCGACATCGACCTTCAGGACAACCAGCAGCTTACCAGCTTTGAGAATATCCGCATGGTGGCTCGCTTCCGTCCTGAGATAGGTTTGCTGATGCGTTCCTGTTCGGGTACAGGATATTTCGGACTGGTTCGCCTGGCTTATCCCGACAGGCATAAGGAGCAGTTCAAGGCTATCCTCAAGGAATATGCCGCCCTGGGCATTGTGCTCGACAAGCAATGTGGCAATATCGGTCGTGTGCGTTTCGCCTCATGGGATGATGCCGACCATATATATATTAATAACAATGTGCAGCCTTATCAAGGCTTGCAGATGGACGAACCGCAGGTGATACCGCAGGCACGACCGATGTATCGGCAACCGCAGAGTAACGCCTCCAGCGCTTACGGCGGTAGCGACAACTCAGCCTTCTGGAATGATCCTCGCACGCAAGACCGCATCATCGAACTCATCGTAAAAGCCCTAGTGAGCCGAAACATCAACATCACGGAAAGCTATGATGAGTGGACAAAGGCAGGTTGGGCATTGAAGGCGCACCCTTATGGCGAACGTCTGTTTCACGAGCTTTCGGCATGCAGCCGGAAGTACAACGCTGCCCAGGCTTCACAGAAGTGGCGGCAGTTAGGCAGCAGCCATACCGTGAGCTATCATTACCTCATCCACGCCTTCAAGGTGAATTTGGGCGAAGGAGAATATCACTCTATTCTGCAGCAGGTTTACCGTGAGCGGAATGTTTAATGCACTCAACACTCAACATTGACAAAAAGTTTTTTAATACATTAAAGATATAAGATTATGGCAAAAAGAAAAGTAGAAATCCCCAAGGGGTCATGGCTCGACAAGAAAGGTCAGCGATGGATGAAAGTAGCAATCGATGTGATGATAGGGGGGGTAAATTCCTCCGTCAAATCACGATGACGTTCCCGGTGAACTTTGAAATGGCATTGGGAAAATATATGGTAGACATGGGCGATATGGACGATTTCAGAGACAGAGTAAATCAGCAATATCCTTCGCTGAAACGCCTGAGAAACCTCACGTTTTTCCCTATGGGAAACAAGGTGTTGAGAAAGTAAAAATAAATTTACAGATGGCCAAAAAAGCTTTCGCCATATCGAAGCCTATTCGAAGCCATATCGAAGCCGTGTGTTATTTATTTACTCTCTCTGTATATAAAAACTTTACAAAACAAAAGATATGAAACAGAAGATTATTGCAATAGTAGGTCAGGCTGGCTCCGGAAAAGATACGGTTGCCCAGCTGATGCGGATGACACTCCATGTGCCCATCCTTTGCTCTTATACCACCCGACCTATGCGTGAAGGCGAGGTAAACGGCAGAGAGCACATCTTCGTGAAAGAGTGCAATATCCCAAGAGAAAAAATGCTTGCCTATACCGAGTATGGAGGTTATAAGTATTGGACGGAACTCGACCAGATAAAAGATGCCGCCATCTATGTAATCGACGAAAAGGGCATCATGGATATTTGCGAGCGATTCCCTGATATTGAACTGGTGAATATCTACGTAGCTGCCAAGCCCGAAACCCTCAAGGCTCGTGGTATCGCTCCCGAAAGAATGAAGCGTGACGAATATCGGGTAACAATGGATATAAACAGTTTCGATTACGTCATCACCAACAATTCTTCGCTCTGGGCTCTGCTGCAGGCAGTAATCACAGTGTCTTTGCAGATGACTAAATATAGTCTGGAAGATCTGAAAACCCTTAATCAGGAACTTTCCGAATATATAAAGGCAGCATTGAAAGATAATTAATAATTGATAGTTTATATTTGATATGAAAATGATAATTCCTGGTGTTGAGTGGTGGCCTCAGAAGACCGGCACTCAACAGGTTGCCCGAGTAGGCAGAATCTGCTACAAGAGCAAAGGCAAACAGCCTGACGAGAAACTTTCTGAAGAAAAGAAAGAGGAGTTTCGGGAAGAACAGGCAGTAAAGATGGTTAACAGTTTCTGGAAGAGCGGACATCGCTCTATGCTCCGTCACGGTACCCTCTATTTCTTCGTAAAGAACGATAATAAAATGCCGAGGTCTCTCTGGTCACTCCTCGTTGCTTCACCTTACATCAACTATGCTGTGCAGGAAAAGAAGGTATGGATTAGCAGCAACATGCAGTTCCTCGGCGAGCATGCCGAAATTCTCGAAATCTTAACCCCATATCAAATGAAGGAAGATGAGTTTATCGAGAAGGCACTGAAGTATGAATGCAAAAAGGCGCTCTATCTCCTCCGTATGACCATGGTTGTTACCACGCAGATCAGTACCAGCCGAGAATTGAACCGCACATCGCCTAATAGCATCAGCGAGCAGAGCACACGCTATGTGGACCTGGAGAAGAAAGGTGGTGTGCAGATTGCCCGTCCGCATTGGTTGCATGAAGGCACCCGATGGCAGAAGTTCCTCTATCTTGCCGGCTGCAAGATTGCCGACTGGCTCTATCGCCGTTTGCTGAAATCGGGCATGAAGCCGCAGGATGCCCGCGGAATTCTTCCTCTCGATACCTATACGGTGGTAGCTTATACCTATACTCTCAAGGAGTGGAAACATATCCTGGACCTCCGCTTCCATGAAAGTACCGGCAAGGCGCATCCTAACGCCAAGGAAATAGGCTATCTGATTCATCGCATCATTACCGAGAGAATGATGGAATATGATAAGGACTTCGAGATTTAAAGGTAAAATCACTACTCACTATCTCTAACGCTCATTATGGTAAATAGGAATAAAAGTAAAAAGTAATGGGAAACAAAAATAAAAAGCAACACCAGATGGAGGCTATGGCAAGGCGGGATGCTAAAATCCGTCAGCTCCCTACCATCTACACCTTCAACTTCAAAGATGTGCCATCTGAAGTATACGCCAAAACCCTGGAGGCAATCTTTTCTGATCCTCAGTTTGCCGATGCCGTGCGCAACCGCAACGAACTGGTACGTGCTGCCAACCGCATACCGCAGGGCGCACCTCAGATGGCACCCCTCATCAAGGCTATCCAGGAAAAAGATGCAAAGTTGGCCAATGCCATCTATGCCCTGCTTGTGCAGGTAAATCTGCACAGTGAGATAACTTACGATTTTCTCAGTTTCGGTCATCTGTCACGCTACTACGTAGACTACAGCCAGCCGGGTATGCAGGAAAAGGTAGACCATCTGAACATTAATCTTGATAAGATCACGTTCCTCTCCGAAATGCTCGAAAACCTTCTTACCCAGGTGAAGGGCGATATGCTGGAAATCTTCAAAGGTGCCAGCGAGTTCCAGCAGTTTGATGGCGTAATGGCGAGCCTCCGTCAGTTGAGCGGTTTCTTCGATTTCGCCCGCAAGAAAGACGAGAAATCGAAAGATTACGCCCTCTACTATGAGTATGCCGACAGCATCAATAACTATATGGATAAGCGTATGCAGACCTATTCGCAGAAGTACCGCAAGCTGCATCCTACCCTTCCTGGTTTCACTCAGGAACAGATGGTAGAGGCCATCAATCTCTTCTTCGGTGAGAAAGATAAGTTCAATGAGAGCTTCATCGCCAAGACGGAATCAGGTGGCCGCTATATCGACGGCATGAAACTCATCCCTAATCTCAACGAGGAGCAGACTGCCAAGCTCGATAAGCTGGTACCGCGCCCGAAGGAAGGAAACAGCATGCAGAAATACTTCCTCTACATCACCGATGCCATCATGTTAAATTACCACCTTCGGCGGTAATTTTGAGTGTTGAATGTTGAGTTACCTCACGGACTCAAGGGCGCTAGCCTAATTCAACATTCAACACTCAACATTCAACATTCATCAAACCATTCAACATTTTTTAAGATGCCAAATATCTATCTCCGTCTCCCAACCTCCCGCTGCCAGTTCTTCCGGCACCGCGACCCCAAGTTCACCCTGGCAAAGGATGAGCCGGTGGTGTTCAGCAACTACTCACATGAGCAGTTCATTATGCGCAATTCGCTTATCAGCGCCCCTGCGAAAAGCAGCCGTATCGACCTTGGCTGTTTCTCGCAGCAGCAGTGGTGCAATATGCTGTCGGGCAAGCACCCTGCAGGAGGCAAGGTAGTGATGCGCCGTGATGCCGGAAGCTGGCTCACTTTCCAGGAGGTGCAGCAGCTCAATGGTCGCCTTACCGATGGTAAGGGCGCACATGATGATTACCTCTGCATCAGACTGCCCAGCGAAGTAGAGATTGTCGATACCGTTTATCCCGTAAAGCCTACCTTTACGCTTGATACCCATGGTATCCGTGCCCTGGTAGTCTCGCTCAACAACGATTTTAAGCGCAGTCTGGTAGAATGGGCACTATCCACCTTCGACTTCTGCATCTCCAAAGGCAGGGTTATCGCCCGCTCCCATAATGCCATGCTGGAGCGGTACTTAATGCGATACGGAATAGAAGTCAGCGAGGAAGAGAAAGACGTGTTGCGCCGCATTATCGGCAGGTGGTTCCGCACGGAGCACTGTTTCTTTAAGAGCTATTCCTGCGTGGATATGCAGTATAAAGATAGCCGTGATAAGCCTAACCGCATCGACGAAGTGCAGTGGCTATGATTTTACACCTTATATAATAGATGTTAATTTATATCTAAACAAAAGTTAAATAATAGCTAAATCAAGGAAAAGTTATGAAATTACCTGATAGTTGCAGAGAGTTATTTCTTGACGGAGTAACCGATGCTTATTTTTATGCTGTACGGGAAAGCTCCGTTCCTATTCCCTTCAGCATACCGATGATATTGCAGATAACTGGCTGCCACTTTGCCGGCGAAGCACTCCATGTTGCCCTCAGCGAAGGCGACAATTACATCATATCCGATAGCATCACCGCCAAGCAGACTTCTTCAGAGGGTGGCAATGGTACCATCTTCAAGTTCGAGATTACAGCCAATATTAGTGACGGAAAGGCGAATATACCCGAAATCATCAAAAAAATGCACGGAAAGGACTATTATATAGTCTTGCGTAAGCAGGATGACACGATTTATCTCTGCCATACTCTGCCTGGCACCTTCAGTATCACTGATTCCGTGACTGCTCAGAAAGATGCTGAGACCCGTAGCATTACGGCTATCTGTCAGGCGATGTCGGAGTTTATTCCGATAACGATTGCTTAATCAATCATATAAATTTCAGTACTTAATTATCTTCTAGTTTTGAAATCATATAAATCATAAGTATCGAAATTTTATATTTATATTAATTTTAGCCCTGCTGTCCGCGAGGATCGCAGGGCTTTTTGTTTTATCCGCTAGGCTAATTCAGCATTCAACACTCAACATTCAACCTTTATTTTGTCCCTATTTTCCGATGTATTCCCATTACCTTTGCCGTCAGAAATATTGAAAGGTCTTCTTTTGCTAAATAAGGTAAGGAGATTTGTATTCAGGATAACGATAACATACATTTATTTTTTAAAAATTTATTACCCACATGAAAGGTCTTTATGAAATTCTGACCGAAAAGAAGTGGATGGTGAACCCCGATTTTGTGCATGGCATTCGCAAATCGATTGAGCAGAACCTAAATACTCATACAGTGTTTACCAAACCGGAAAAGACTTGTGGATTCGTCACTGCAGAGGATGAAAAAGGCAACACCTACTATCCGGAGGAATATCAGATTTCTGAGGATGGCAAGCAGGTGAAGGGTAACTATCAGCTCGACTATCCGGAAGAGGATGAGCGGGCGCAGAACTTCCCGTTTGTTTCGGTTCTCACCGTAGATGGTCCTATCACCCGGAATGGTGGATATTGCTCTTATGGTTCTATCGACCATCGCGATATGATGATGCGTGCAGTTGATCATCCGCTTTGCCGAGGTCATCTTTTTATCATTAACACTCCTGGCGGTTCGGCTTGGGCTAAGAACGATTATGCACTTGCTATCGACTATGCCCACTCTAAGGGTCAGAAGGTCATCGCCCTGGTAGATGGCATGTGTGCCAGCGCAGGTATGTATCTCGCCTCTCTTTGCGATGAGCGATATTACCTGAATCCGAAAGACCAGGTTGGTTGCATCGGCGTGATGGCTGCCTTCTATACTTTGGCTAATGGCTCAAAGGATAAATACACAGATGAGACTTATCACGAGGAGTATGACCCGGAGTCATTCGATAAGAATAAGGCTTATCGTGACATCGCCAACAAGAACAACAGCAAGGAACTCGTAAAAGAGCTTGCTGAACTGGGTGTTGAGTTCAGAGCTGATGTAAAAAAGGCTTGCCCTAACGCAAAAGATGAGCATCTTCATGGAAAGATATTCAGTGCTGAAGACGTGAAGGGAATCCTTATGGACGACCAGTCTACCTTTATGGGTTGCGTTCAGCGTTGCTTCGCTCTCTACAACGGCACAGCCGAGCCTATCAACCGAGAGGCATCTATCCAAAAGCCGGAACCGGAGGATAACACCCAGGAAAGTCAACATTCAACATTCAACAATCAACATTTATCAAATAACCAAAATCAAATCAATATGGCAAATTATCCAAAGATCAACGCCGCTTGCGGTATGCAGGATGGTCAGCAGATTGAGGTAAAGGAGGAAGGCGCATTTATGAATGCCCCATTGCTCGATACCCTCGAAGCTCATCTTACATCGCAGGAGCAGGCTGTGGCTGATGCCAAGCAGAAAGCCACCACAGTAGAGCAGAGTCTTGCTGACCTTCAGGCAAAGCACGACGCACTCGCTGAGACCATCGCCCAGAAGGACGAGGAAATCAAGAACCTGAAAGAGGCAGCGGCTAAGGCCGATGAGGACATCAAGGCCCTCAACGATGCAAAGGCAAAGGCTGATGAGGAGAAGGCAAAGGTAGATGAGGAGTTGAAGACCGCCCAGGCTTCACTCGCTACTGCCCAGCAGACCATCGCCGACAAGGACGCTCAGATTGCTGAGTTGAACGAGAACCCAGGTGAGGAGCCAGCACAGGGTGCTGCACCTCAGAACAACGGTGAAGGTGCAAAGGCTCAGAATCTCCGTGAGTTCGACCCATCGAAGTACAAAACCAATGCTGAGCGCAAGGCAGCTTACGAGCGCTTTATGCGTGGCGAGGAGTAAGCCATTCATCATCAGGATAACACTAAGTATTCAGGTTAAAACATTCTTATTCATTTTTTAATTAGTAATTGAAATTATGGCAACACTTCCTAAAGATTTTATTGGCACTACTGCCTTGCAGCACGTAGCCGAGCAGGTAACTAAGGAAATCCTTATGGGTCCAGGTTACACCGATGCAGAGGAGATGGACCGCTTGGCTATCGACATCGTTTCTGGTGTTCAGTACAAGCGTACTATCCACATTCTGCTCCGTAAGGGCGGTACTACCCGCCGTAAGGACGTTCACACTAAGGTGAACAGCGAGGTAGGTTTCTTGAAGGAGCGCACAATTACAGTGAAACTCGCTTGGGACCATTATACAGATAACATCGACAAGTACTGCGAGACAGTATTTGGTACAGACGCACAGGGTCAGTACCCTCTCGCTACCGAGGCTGCTACTGCTATCCTCGCCAACTATGCCGACAACTTGACCGCTTGCTTGTGGAATGGTGACATCGCTCTTGATAAGGGTGATGAGAGCACACCAGCTTCAGAGCAGGCTATGGCTCTCTATGATGGTTTCCATACCTGTATCAAGCACGACATCGAGGACGGTCTTATCAGCGAGGCTAACGGCAACTTGATTCATTGTGAGTCAATTGACAAGCCTTCTAGCAACGAAGACTCTACTCCTTACGATAACTTCTTGGATTGGCACCTGAAGTGGGATGCCCGTCTGCGCAAGCAGAACGTTCTCGTTTACATGAGCGAGTTGACAGCTCAGTACATCGCTGCAGGTTACGCTAACAAGTTTCACGGCAACTTCAAGGTTGAGTACGAGAACGGCGGTAACTTCAAGCTTCCAGGTCTTTCTCGTGTAACTCTCTGCCCTATCGCAGATTTCGGTGAGGGTGATCGTATGTACGTTACCATCCCTAAGAACTTCGTTTACGCAGTTGACTCTGAGGGTAACAAGACTTACGTAGGCGTTAAGGTAGGCACTGACGACGATATGCGCGACATCCAGTTCCAGATTCAGTCAATCCAGGGTGCAGGTGTCCGCAATCCGTTCAAGTACGCCTTTGCGATGTCAGATGGTGACCTTGCAGCTGCCGAGTATGTAGCTGGTGACTATACCAACTCTAACCTCGTAGTAACAACCGCAATGGAGGATGCTTCTACGGTTACAGATGGTAAGGTAAAGGTAAACGGCGCAGCTTATACTGCCCCAGTAGCTACAACCGCTAACCAGGTTATCACCTTGGAGGCAGAGGACGGCACAACCGATACCTTCTCTTACTGGAGCTTCGGCAACAAGAAGATTACGGATAAGAAGATTCAGCTTGCTGCCACCGGCACAAGCATGGGTGTCACCGCCTTCTTCAAGAAATCCTAACCCCCTCTCGCCTCCGTTCCCAGCGATTCCATCGCTGGTCCAACAGGCAGAGCGCAATCCCTCTATAAATCCTCGGCGGCGGTCGCCTGACCTGTCGGAATATGGCTTCCGCCGCCATTTCGTTTAATCATTAAAAAGATACAATTATGACAGAAACTGTAACATGCCCAGAGATCAAGGATATTCTCTCCGAGAACGAATGTTTGGAGAACTACGGCGGTCTTGGCGTAAACGTATATGTCTTTATCAAGAGTGACCTTGCTGCTCCTCTTGCGCCAGAGGCAGGTAAGAATTCTTATGCAGCGTTGACGGCTGCATCCTTCAAGAAGGGTAAGGGTCTTTTCAAGTTCGAGTGTCAGGATGGCGGTCAGGGTCATACCTGGGAAAACTTGGGCTACAGAAAGGGCTTTAAGCAGACTTTGGACTACATTCTTGAGAGCGTAAATTCTGCTTCTGCGTATGTGGCTCGTGCTCTCAATAACCTCAAGTGTGGTTACATCATCGAGGATGGTGATAAATCAATCATCATTTACGACAAGCAGCACGACTTCAAGTACGACTCCGGTAATATTAAGGGAGACACGGGCAAAAAACCAGAGGATGATCGTACAGTGACACTGAGCGGTTCCCTCAGTCCGACCATGTATGGCCGCTATGAGATTGCCACACCAGAAAGTGGTTGGGATTCTCTCCTTTCCGGTGCAGGCACAGCGGGGGAAGTGTAAGCGGAACTGACAAGAGCGATACCAATTCCGCTTCACAGCAGTCATCTAAGCGGAGCAAGCAGGTATCATCTATCAATGATGAAACCTCTACGCCCGGCGAAAACGATGAATAATCGCTCCCCTATCCAATGATTTCCATTGGCAATTTACTCTATAAATCAAAGCCTTGGTATTAATCCTTAGTAAAATAAGGCAAGATACCGGGGCTTTTTGCATTTAAAACTGCACATATCTTTCAGTTTTTAATATCTTATCCCATAATTAGATTTTTTTATGCAAAATGCGTTTACGCATAGAATATTTTTCTTATTTTTGCAGCATAAAATTTTAATATATATAATGTATTTTAAAGAGTAAGAGCTTATGGAACTAAGACATTTACGTTCGTTTGCGTATGTGGCAGAGACGCTTTCTTTCAGCATCGCCGCCACCCGATGCTTTGTCACCCAATCCGCCATCAGTCAGCACATCAAGGCTCTGGAGGATGAACTGGGATGCAAGCTGCTGATACGCACATCGCACAGCATCATGCTCACCGAGAACGGAGAGGCACTTCTGCCACGTGCCAAGGAAATACTGAAGTTGGCGGAAGACTGCAAGGAGCATATCAATGCACTCAACAACTGCATGACCGGAGAACTGCGCATCGGTGTAGGTTCCTTTATCGCACCCTATATCCGTGTGGCTGCACTTATATTCATGGAGCGATACCCTAACGTAAGAGTGAATGCCGAATTTTCCAAGGCAACGAGCCTGAACCGCCTGTTGCGAGACCACATGCTGGATCTCGCTTTTACGATGAACGAAGCCTATACCAACGAGGGCATCGATAGCCAGCCTTGCATCCCATTCAGTCTTTGTGCCATCATGAGAAACACACACCCTCTTGCCAGGAAAGATAAGGTAACATACTATGACCTGCTGAAGCACGGCATCATCATGCCCGATGTAGGCGAACGTGTTTTCAACACTTTTCAGCAATATTTGCAGAACGATCTCACCAAATTAAGCGTAAAGTGTATCGTCAGTGACCCAGACGAAGACCTTGCCATCATAGAAGATACTCACCTGGTTACTTTTATGCCGAAGCTGTATCTGAAGAACCACCCTACCCTTATAGCTCGTCCTATCCATGGCATAGGAGAAGAACTGATGAGCAATGCCCACTGTATGAAGGATGTACCTATGAAGCGTTCTGCACAACTCTTCCTCGACATTATCAGGGACGAAGCCATCCCGTATATCAAGGCTTTGGAAGAAACTATGTAGTTTAGTACCAAAGTACATTTGTACTTATGTACTTCTGCACGTTTGTACTTTTTCTTATCTGTCTATTAGTGTTCCTGCTTCATGATTTATCCGCAAGAACATCTAATGAAAATCACTTTTCTGTTTACTTCATTCATGTTACCTTTGCATACGATTCCGATATTGGAAGAATTTAAACACAAAAAACTATGCAGGTAAAAACGAATGATGGCAACTATGATGTTGCCAGCAAGGGATTGGGTAATACCGCCCTTGGACTTGGTATCGCAGGTTTGGCTACCAGTTTGCTGGGTGGCGGTGCATCCTTGTTTAACCTCGGTAGAGGTAACAATGGCATGACTGCCAATCCGAGTGATCCGGATGCACGCTTTGTAACCAAGAGTGAGACCAACCTTATTCAGGAGAACTCTACATTGAAGACGGAACTTGCTATCCAGAAGAGTGAGAACTATACCGACAAGAAGATGGTAGATGTTACTCAGTATCTTGACGGTAAGATTCGTCAGCTCGAAAACAAGGTAGATGCCAACAAGGATGCACAGCAGGCGGTCAACGCACAGCAGATGGCATATAATGCCGCTGCCAACGCCAACATCGACGTGCTGAAATCGCAGGTGGCTTCACTCACGAGTGTTACCAAGCTGATGATTCCATCGGGCAATGTTTGTCAGATGGGATGCGGATGCGCTTGTAATCAGTAACCGTATTTTCGGATAAAAGGAAGAAACGATATGGATTACAAGAACTCGCAAATCCTGGCAGCGGTGGTGTCCGAATGGGCACGCCCTGCCATCTCTCAGATAGCGGCTGGCAATCTGATGCACTTGCCTATGCTCCAGTCTCTCCAGGCTACCATCGGCAGCATGGGACTGGTGAGTGGCAACTATTCTCTGCAAGCCGATATAGAACCGATGATTCAGCCTGTGGTTAATGCGCTTGTCACTCCGATGCTCGCCAAGTATTTCGGGAACATTCCCGAAGAGAGCATTCCGCAGATGGCGCACGATGTGGTAGAGCAGCTTCGCTACAAAGGACCGCTCTCTATCCTGGAGGGTGTTATAACCTTTGACGAGGAAGATCTTGACGAACTCGCCGACCTTCTTCAGAAGAACCTTCCGGTAGAGAAGACCCAGGGCTATCAGGTGAAACATTAATGCGGCGGTGAAGTCGTCGCTCTATTAAAACAGAAAAGACTATGAATAAAAGAACAATTCCAGCCTGCATCATGGCTACGCTTGCAGTAGGTGCAACCGCCACTGCTCCCTATTATGATGTAAATATCACGCAGCAGCTCTGTGCTCCTTCATGCGTGGAAGAGACTCCGGTTTTCAACCCTCAGTTCTCAGTAAAGAGTATTGACAACGTGGGTACTTCGCAATATCTCATAACGATTCATGTAGAAGGTGTTATCAGTTACGTGCCTTGCAACTGTGGCTCCTGCTGCACCCGCTCACAGGTAGTAAGTCAGGATTTCACCATTCCTGTTTTCTCTGCTACAGCAATCACGAACGTTACCACATCTCTTGGCAGCGTGAAAAACCGTCTTGTCAAGGTAGCCTGCTGCTCCTGCAGCAAGACTTTCGTGTGCGATGCTCCGTTAACACTCACCATCGCATGACTATCCACCAACAAAAGGAAAGGTAAAAGACGATGAAGTATATTCAGTTAATCGATCAAGCTCGCGCTCACGGCGTGGCTACCGAGAAGAAGATGATGGAGGCGATGGAGCAGTTGAGCTGCGACCTCGCCTCCCTGGAGGAAACAAATCCGGAATTGTACTGGTGCATCCTCCGTCACCAGCACGCAGTGTTCTATGATCGTCATTACAGCGAGAAAATGGCCAACCATGATGTCTGCCATCTTGCGTATAGCAAGAAAGGCGAGAATGGCGAATTGGCAGGGACCGGTGCGCATTGGACAAAATCGCAGATAGTGAATGCCACCAAGGGCATGAAGTTCCATGATAAGGTGAACGATTGGGATAAGTATGTTGCCTTCAATGCCATGTACGCTGACCTGTGCAGCGATATGACAGAAGATGAAATCATCAAGGCAGCTTATCTCTTCTACTTCCAGGATGTAGACTGGCAACCAGAAGAAGACGATTGCACCAAGATATGGGACTATATGTCCGCTCACGCTATGATGTAGTTTGTTTTGAAATAGGTGATATGGATTTCGCACTAGCGAGTGCAAGTATTAAAAGTAAAAAGATTGGGATAACATTTTTTGAAGCCTCTTTGCGCCTACAAAAGCCGCAGGGAGGCTTTCTTTGTCCCCATCATCTTTTTAGCATTTGCTATCTTTGCCATCAGAAGAAATAAAAACGATAAAACAGAAAAGATATGGCAAAGATTCAACCTCTTGCAGATTTCATCCTCTCCTTTGAAGGAGGTTACGTCAATCACCCCAATGATAAGGGCGGTCCTACCAACATGGGCGTAACATTGAAAACCTGGCAAACCCAAGGTTACGACAAGAACCATGATGGCCGCATAGACGCAAAGGACGTGAAGCTTATCACAAAAGCCGATGCTATCTCCATCCTTCGCCGTTGCTACTGGAACCGATGGAAAGCCGATGGCATCAAAGACCAGAGCATCGCCAACATCCTGGTAGATTGGGTCTGGAGCAGTGGTACCCCAGGCGTAACCCTCGTGCAAGCTATGCTGGGCGTAAGAGCCGATGGTATCGTGGGCAACAAAACCCTCAAGGCGCTCAACAGTCAGAGCCCTAAGCAGTTCTTCGAGCGCATCAAGGCACGCCGCAAGCAGTATATCCTCGGCATCATCGCCAAGCACCCTAGCCAGCAGGTCTTCGAGGCAGGTTGGCTCCGTCGCATCAATGCGATCAATTACGGCAGTCTCATCGCCAATGGCGGCAAGAAAATAAGTTTTTAACAAATAAATAAAGTAAAAAAAATGGCTTCTTACAATGGAAATGTTGACCTTTTGTCTCTGAATGGAGCAAAGGTCTTAGTAGGTATCGATGAGAAGAATGTAAAGCGTCCTTATGTTTGCATTCCTCTGGATGTAAACGAAATTCGAATAGAGACATATCAAAAAGATAATGTTAACAGACAGGTGGCTAAGTTGAGAGTTCACATCGAACCTTTTAAAGATTCGTACAAGAATAAGATTCGACAGAGTAATATCGAGCGTGGCGACACCGAAAAAAGTGTGCCTACCCACGAAATGCAAATATCATTCTCCACCGAGTACGTCAAGGCAGTAGCCAAAGTATTCCCGAAACTCGTAGAACAGGTAAAGGAGTATAGTAAGGAGAAAGACCCTGACATCGTAAATCAGGATTTCAACGACGAGAACTCTCACCTCTTCAAGGCAATCCGTACTCGCATGAATAAGCGCATTGCCAGTCTCTATCAGCCACAGACCGCTACCCAGCAGCAGACGTACCCCCAGCAAGTCTACGGAGCCGCCGGCAATGCTACCGCCTATGTACCGCCAGCAGATGGAGGCAATGATTATTCATCAATGCCAGGTTACGATGATCCGAACAGCGACCTGCCGTTCTAAAGGTTTTATTGAATGTTGAATGTTGAGTGTTGATTTAGGCTAGCGCCCTTGAGTCCGTGAGGCAACTCAACATTCAACAATCAACATTAAATTTAACGCTTATGCAAGAACAAATAAATCTTACAATTCCGAAGGGTTGGAACCAATGTACTCCCTCCCAGTTGGAAGCCCTCGCTGCCATCATGCAGGAGCAGATAGCCAAAGTAGACCGCTATCACCCTTTTGATATGCAGAAGGTGAAAATAGCCGTCTTCTTTCTTTTTGCCGGGATAAGCATCAATGCCTATCCCGACCCCCGCCAGCCTATCAATGAGCAGCACTACCTGGTAAGCATAGAGCCGCAGAAGAAGAGCCTTCTGAAGAAGCTCCTCTCCCTCTGCGCCCCCGTCCCCAGCGATTCTATCGCTGGTCACCCCCAGAGTAGCCATTTTCCCCTCTACCTCTGGCAGCTCAACTATTGGCTCTCCCCGAAAGCCAAGACCGATGATAAGACCTCCCCTGAGTATATCGCCCAGGGCGCAGGTCTTCTCGACTGGCTGGATGCAGATAGCGGTAATTTCCTCACCCGCTTCCCCTATCCGATTATCGGACAGAAAGCCAAGTGGTATCGTCGCGCAAAAGCCTTCCGTGGTCCGAATCCCGACCTCGATGGTTTCTCCTGGCAGCAATACCGTTTCGCTAGCGATATGATGCAGACCTATACCAAGTTAAGCAACAACCTGGTCAAGATGAAGCAGATGAATAAGTTCACCGAGGAACAACTCCAGACGCAAGCTCAGAGTGTCGCAAGTGCAAGAAACATGTTCCTTGCCACCATCTTTAACACCACCACCCAGTACGTCGATCCGACAACAGGCATCACGAAATACGATTTTCATTATGAGTCGAAGCAGTTCACCGAGAACGCAGGTTATTTCGTTAAATACCCGGAAGCCAACTGGCAGGTTATCCTCTTCTGGTGGAGCGGCATCATGCACACACTAGCCCATCGCTACCCTCACGTTTTTAAGGTGCAGAAGGTAGATAATAAAAAGCCGCAAACCCCGATGGAAATCTACACCGCTACCACCGCCACGATGCAGAAGTATGCTGGCCTAACGGAAGATCAGGTCAATACTCAGTCCTATTCCCTCGTTCTCGAACATCTCGAAAGGTTGTCGAAAGAGAATGAGGAAATGGAAAAGATGAGGAGAAACAAATGATAAGGGCGATGGCTATAATAGATATGAATAACCATTGTTTTTATCAATATCCACGAGGCGAGAATAAGGGCGGTATTCTAGATACAGATCTCTGCCCTACCATTACCATCAATGCGTGGGAGCAGAACGTTTTTCTGATAAAGAAATATGAGTAATAACAACCAACCTCAATACAAGCGAGGAACGATTGTCAAGAACGGAAAGAGATATGGCTTTTATCCCGATGGTTCTCTCTATCGGATATACTCCACCTCCGACCGTCCGTTTCTTGAAATCGTGGATATAGAAGGTAAAACCTTCCTGCGCATCCGTCAGGCGACAGAACAAGGCTATACCGATTGTCCTGTACCCGGTGCAGCCGATTTGAATTACCCTACTTCTGCATTAAGACGTAGCCGCACGGTAGGGGGGGGGTAAATTGGTAAATGCACTCACGGCTGCAAGCAGCAATCCGTTTGTGTTTGTGGAATTATAAAACAATAAGATTATGGAAAGAAACAACAGACTGCCTAACGTGATATTCATGTCACCAAAGGCTCTTGAAATGATAGAAAGTCAGACAACAGAAGATGTAGTTTGTCTTGAGAATGAAGAAAGTGGCATAAGCATCAAAAATGCGTCTTTTTGTGATGCCGACACGGATGAAACAGCAGAATATCGCAACATTGTTCAACTGTAGCACCCAGCCAGAGAGAAACCGCATTGCATAGGGTCGCTTCTTTGTTGGCGACGCAATGGCACTCATTTTGTGCATGAACATTTCTCCCACGACGAACAGAATTGGCGAATGTTCATTAGCGAAAACGACGTGCAGCGTTATTGTTATATTGCCAACTTGGAGCCTGACTCGTTCTTTTGATTTGTATATGGTTAGACAACAGCCTTTGAATGTTTGTATGGGTGGGGTGTCCGTAACACTAAATACTCGATACGAACGTTTGTGTGTAGAGCATTTGATGTCTTTGGCTCATTTCCCAAGGACAGGAGTCTTCATTGAGTATGATTAAAGATTTATAGAGCAAAAACAAAGATGATAACAAAATTCAATTTCAAGGATAAGACCATTAAGTCTTATGCCATCCGAAAGCTGACACCTTTCGAGTGTTTCCGATTGATGGGTGTGCGAGATGATGTAATCCGCACGATGCAGAGTACCAATGCCGAGGCAGCCGAGCGTGTGCCCGGCTATAAGAGCAAGGGGAAGGCAGAAGATATGGCAGTATCAGCCAGTCAGCAATACAAGCAGGCAGGCAACTCCATCGTGGTAGATGTGCTCACAGCAATCTATCAGCAACTCTGGTACCCGAAAGAGCCAAAGCGTGAGGCACAGACCTCATTCTTTGCCGATTTCTTCCCAGAAGACCAACTCCCTACCTATCCGGTAGATAAGAACCATGGTGAGAAACTTATCCTCACCACCTTCTCCGGTTACGACTCGCAGTTGATGGCAGCCGATGTTCTCGCCCAGCAGCACCCTGATTTCCGCTGGACGTGCGTAGGCTGGAGCGATATAGATAAGTATGCCTGTCAGATGCACAACCTCATCTTTCCGCAGTTTGCTGACAAAGCCTTGGGCGATATAACCAAAATCGACTGGCAACAGGTAAAGAATAATGTGGGGGGGCAAGAAATCGATCTTTTTACCTATTCTTCACCTTGTCAGGATATATCGCAAGCCGGCAAGCAGATGGGGTTGAAGGAAGGTTCCGATACCCGCTCGGCATTATTATGGCGAGTAGCCGATGCCGTGGAGGTATTGCGTCCGAAGTATCTGCTTCAAGAGAATGTGGCAGCCCTGGTAAGCGAAAAGTTTATGCCAGATTTTCAGAAGTGGCTTGATAAACTTTCTTCTCTCGGCTACGTAAGCCGATGGGCAAGACTCAATGCCAAAGACTATGGTGTTCCGCAGAACCGCGACCGAGTTTTCTGCCTCTCAATGAGAAAAGATGTAGCCTTCGATTACCAGTTTCCCGACCCAGTTCCGCTGAAAAGAAAGCTGGAAGATGTGTTGCAGGAAGAAGTAGATACAAGGTTCTTCCTGAAAGACGAAGCCGTCAGCAAGTTCCTTCAGGCGAACGACAAAGACACCTGCGTCTTCCATCAGTTTGAGATAGAGCCGAGCCATGAGAATGCGATGGCATTAAAAGCCATCCTCACCCTCTTCACGAAAGAGTCGCATCTTTGGTACCACACTCCGAAAGAGATGCAGGAAAAGCTTTCTTCCATCCATACCGACGTAATGACGTTGTTCAACGATTGGAAAGAAAACGGCAAGTTCTCAAATCCTAAGTTGGAAAGTATGTATCATCAGTTTTTGGAGAAAAAATGATTTACAGTCTTACCCATGTTGCAAAACCTTCGCCTATGATTAGGGGAGGGTATCAGCAGGCAGTAAACGTAACAGACGGAGAATGTGCAGCCACCTTAACAACTCGCTATGAGTCGATAGGTCCCACCAATATCTTAACGCTTGCGCATTATCCCATGACAGTAGTGTTATATGAGTTTGAATAAAAAAGCTATCAATCCAGTATATGGGGGTATTTCGCTATCTCATACTATAAAAGCTAATTACTTTAAAATGGGTGTTCGCAATTTTCTCTTCACAAAACGTGATGGATTTGATGCGACAGGTATTATACTTGAGTATGCTTAAAAAGAACGTTCGCTTAGAACTGATGTATAAACGCGGTTTTCGTCCTTCTCACGCCCTATGGGTTGATACCTACAACAAGCAATTCGGGCAGGGTATCATCTATACCATTCTCGCAGGAGTGAGCAGCCGAAACCATTATTACGTAGCAGTAGAACTATGAATAATAATCGTCCTATCATCCTTGGCTCATAAAGCCCATATTATTAGAGTATGAATAAGGTTATAATAGATAAAGGCAGCATTCCTCCTTCCGAAGAAGAAGAGGATGATTCTAATGATATGCCACCCCTCGTATTGATAGAATATGATTAAGATATTAGCCATTCACGAGGCGAGAACAGAGCACGCCAAGGAAGTACGCAAGCAGACTGGCACCAACGATTATCGTGATAAAGCCATCTTCTTTCGTGACAGCTTCCTGATGCAGTGCATCGGTACCTTCCACACGAAGGATAATCTCATTGCCTTCAGATATGAATAAAGAAAAGTTATGAAAGAAATACATCCGATAGTAGTAGGCTTGCTGAATATGCCTCCGTTTGATAAGCGTTTTCAGCTGGCAAAACGAGTGTATGCAGTAAAAGGCATAGCCCCTGCTTGTAATACATGTGGGGGTGGTGGACTTCAGCCCAAGATATTTGTGGAATATGATTAGGCAAGCCATCATTACTCACTATCGAACCGAGGAAGCGAAGGCATATCGCAAGATACACGGCGACAGAGGCGGTTGCCGTTATCAGGATAAATACCATCGTCCAAGCCCATTCCCCTGGAGCAACTGCATTTCCACCGTAACAAAAGATAATCTTTTATGGCAGCAATACGAATAAGAACCTGCGCAAGCAGAGGCAGAGCAGATGGAGATTGGTATTCCAATCCTCACTCCCAAAGGTTAGAAATCGGGGGGGGTATCAGTAACGCCATCTCCTCCATCGCCAAGGATTTTATGATCATCATTAATTATGAATAAGAAGAGGAGCCTCCGTTCCCAGCGATTCTATCGCTGGTCCCAATCTCTCTTTGTCCCCGCTAAAACCATAAAAAGCCCTAATTTTACACTCGGAAAAAGAGAAAAGCGGGCGCGCGTATATCGCCGCCCTTCTCTCTTCCATTACATTCAGGATAACATATAAAAAAAGAAACGCAAAATGGCAAGCAAAAACAAAAACAGAGTAACCAACCTGCAGCAGCTCCAAAATCGTAGTGAGGAGCTGAAAGATGCAGGCTATGTAGCCGTTCGCCCGGATGCCTTTACGCCGCTTAAAAATGGCGGCGGCAAAGTCTTCTCCTGGAACGACTACGTTCACAGTATGCTCCTAACCACAGCCGGTATGTCGGCAAGCGGTGGCGATGCAAGCGGTTCTGCAGCACGTCAGCAAGTCTCCACTATCTTTGCATCGAGTGGCGGCGAGAACATGGGCAAGCCGAAAGGCGTAGGTACCGAAGGCTTAGGCTTTATGGAATGGGGTATGGCCAACCGACTGCCTAACCTTATCTGGATGCTCTCCCGTATGTCGCCTTTTACCGCAGCAGGAGTTGATTACATCAAGAAGATACTGGTAGGTCGCGGTCCAGCAGCCAAGTACCACTACACCCAGTACGTAGGCGGCAACATCACAGAGAAATATATCCCCTACGAGAGTGCCGGAGTTTTGCTCCGAGGTCAGATAGCTGACCTGAAAGCCAAGGAAGAGGCAGCCGCCGAAGCCAAGCGCCAGAACGAGCAGCAGAACCAGAACGGGCAGTCTCAGCAGGAGGAGTCACCGTTCTCTGCGGTTCAATCGCAGGTCTTATCCTCCGATGAAGAGGAAAGCGAGGAGATGAAATCTCTGAAAGAAGCTCTCCGCAAATGGGAAGAAACCAATGCCCAGCTTCGTGATTTCCTGGAAAACAACGACCTGATGCAGACCTTCCTCGACCTGGCAGGAGATATGGCTCTGATGTCACAATGCTTTGTAGAGCTCCAGCTCAATCAGCGTTCCCTCGACGAGAACGGAAAAGCTGTTCCTACTGCCCAGTGGACCCCGAAGGTGATCGGTCTGAAGCACCGCAGCATCTTCACCACCCGATTGGAACGCATGGACGAGAACTACCGCATCAACTATGCCTACGTGAGCAATCAATGGCTCGACCCTACCCAATACGTCGGCGTGCAGAAAGAAGAAGACCGCAAGATAGCGGCTATCCCTTATCTCCCTACTACATCAGCCGTGAAGGATTTGCTGCGCAAGATACGCGAGGCACGTCAGAAGAACGTAAGCCGCAAGAAACGCCCTACTCGCTTCATCATGTCGCCAAGAGATTTCGGCGGTCCATACTATGCCGATGCCCTTTGGCACTCCATCTTTGCCGGCAGCATTTTTGAGTATGCCTTCACCATCGTAGATGACCGCCTTACCCGAAAGCGCAACAGCAACATCATCGGTAGAGTTATCTATATCCATCAGGACTATATCAGCAGGCTCTATCAGCAGCAGGGTGAGAAGAAAAAGAAAACCCAGGGCGAGATTCAGAACGAAATCTTTACCTCTATCAATACCTGGCTCTCTAACCCCGATAATGCAGGTCAGGCGCTCATTTCCTCTGCCTTCACGGGCAGCGACGGAAAGGAGCACAAGGCTTGGGAAATCGTGGAAATCGAAACCAAGGCAAATGATCAGGCGAATGCCGACAAAACCGAGTTGCAGGAAATAAGCAGTATTATCTTCTTTGCCATGGGACTTGATGCAAAGCTTATCGGCAACACCCCTGGCGATACGGCATCATCGGGCGGTACCGACCTGAGAGAGCGTTTCCTGGTCAAGCAAATCCAGTTTGCTCCTTTACAGCAGTTGATGATACGCCCGCTGGAAGTTTTGAGCCGCTTTAACGATTGGGACGAGCACCTGGTATGGCAGATAGACAGAGAGGTATTGACTACCCTCGATAACTCGAAGACCGGAGTGGCGAAACAAGAGGCCTCTTAAAGGTAAAAAGGTAAAAAAGTAAAAAGGTAAAAAGAACCTTAACCCCTTTACGCCTCCGTTCCCGGCGATTCTATCGCTGGTCCGCATTTAATAACGTAAAAAGATAAGAAATATGATACTCTTCACGAATCAAGAACTCAGGCTTCACCTCCCCAGCAATGCCGTGGACGAGGTAGCCAATCTGCAGGGTATGCTCGATAATAGCGAAAAGGACTTCTTGAAGCCTCGCCTTGGAGCATCCCTATACGATCGTCTCTGCAAGCAGTATGCGATCCTAGACCCTTTGGTCTTCTGTGAAGCTGTTGGTGATGGTACCTACGTCAATGATCCATGGAACGAACTTCTGCTTTATGCGCAACGCATGATTGCAAACGATGCGATGGCGCAGAACATCGAAAAGCAAGCGCTCTCTATCAATGGCTCCGGCATCAACGTAGCTTCCAGCAACGACTATGCCGTAGCCACCGACAAGCAGATAGCGCAGGGCAAGGAAAGTTACCGCCAGTCTGCCATGACATCGCTCAATAACCTGCTTTCCCTCTTGGAGGGATGGGCAAAGGAAGTGAATACTCCTATGCCTATCGATGCAGCGGGCGATGGTGCAGAAGGCAGCACCCCTTCAGATGGCAGTAACCAGGGTTCCCCATCAGAAGGAACCGATGAAGGAACAGATGGCGGCAAAGATGATGCAGCCGAAGCCGAGAAGAAACAGCATGAGGCGATAGAGGAAATCGTAACCCTCTGGCAGGAAAGTAAGTACTACTACTACCATCGTGATTTGCTTTTCCCTACTTGCGAGTCTTTGCAGCCGTATCTCGATATTTACGGCAACAGAGATAAGTTCGTCCGTCTTATCCCCGATATGCTTTTTATCCAGAGTGAATATCTGGAAGAAGCATTTGGCGAAGATTTTATTCCTCGCCTCTTGCAGGCCGATGAGAACGACAAGATGCTGAAGAAGGCACGTCAGCTGGTAGCCGCCTATCTCAAGGAACGAACCTCAGTTATCAATTTTGATAAGTTGACCCGCTCTACGGCGCATAATGATGCCATCACCGTAAGGGAAAGCATTCATCGGTTGCTGAAGAAGGAGGAAGCCGAGAAGCAAGCCAAACTCGATGCAGCCAAAGCGGAAAACGCATCAGAAGGAAGCACCCCTTCCTCATCTACGAGTAACGCCTCCAGTGCTTCATCATCGGATAGCAGGGACGGCAGCGAAGGTTACGACAACAACCAAAAAGGTTCTCGTATCTTCGTCACGCCAATCCTATGCTAAAAGGCTTATTTTCGGTTTAATGTCGTATCAAGCGTTTCAAAAACCGCTTAATTTGACGTTTAATCGGGAATCAAGCCTAAAACAGGCAAAAAATATTCTTAATTTTCAAATAAACATCAGAAACAAGGATTTATGGAAAATTTATCTTTACAGGAAATCATCAGTATCTTGAAGCCAGCTATCGGCGCAAGAATGCTTACCCAGGAACAGAAGGATGCCTATGAGCAGGGATTGTCTCTCCTGGAAGGTGCAAGTAATGCACGCTCGTTTATCGAGAACTCTCGTAAGTTTAAAGACTACCATCGCCGTACCCGACAGATGATCGCCTATCTCAACAGCTACAACAACTCTCAAGCTAACGCTGCATCATCTGCTACCGACAAGCGACGTGTTGGCCGACCTACCAAGCAGGAACAGGCTGAGTATGCCGAACTTCAGAAAAAGAAAGCCATGGAAGAGGCGAAGCAGTCTCTCTTCCCTAGCCTGAAACCGGACACCACCCTGCAGCCGCTTACCTATAATGGTATCGTAGCCAACCCTAACGGCGAAAGTATCGCTGCCACCATGCCCAACCTAATGCAGTTGCGTCCGTTCCTCTCTACCGCCCTGCAGGAGCAGGTGAACACCGTGCGTGACCTCCGCAGCGAGATGGCAAGCAAGGCAGAACAGGCTAAGACCAGGGCTGAAGCCAACGAGAAAGCCATCTCTCAAGGCAAAAGTGCCGTCTACACCGAGGATGAGATTGCCGAACTCGCCACAAGAGCCGTAGAAATCGAAAGCGATATTCTTCCGGAAATCTTCAAGGCTGTAGATAGAGAAATGGGCGAGTGTTATCTGCGACTGAGCGAGAAGACCGGAGACCCTGAATATATCGCCTATGTAAAGAAAACCTTTACCGTGGACCCTCAGACCCTCCGTACCCAGTTTAAGCCATTCTATGAGAAGGCGCAGTCTCGCGACCCTCGTTTTGCCGAGCAGGTAGCCGAGAAAATTGCCAACGACCGTCCGGAAGTAAAGGCAGCACGCGATGCAGCCGCCAAGCACAAAGCAGAAGCCGATGCTCGCATCAAGTATATCCTTCGTAAGGATAAGCTATCTACCCAAACAAGAGTGAAAGGCATCAAGGAGCGCATAGACCAACTTCGTCAGGATTTCTCTGACATCGTGACCGAAGAGGAGCTTTCCGGCTATGAAGCTATTCTCACCAAAACTATAGAAGAAGCCAAAGAGGATCCCGAAGCATAATTCCCCTCTCGCCCCCGTTCCCAGCGATTCCATCGCTGGGTTCTTTTTTTATGTCCCCTCTAATAATAAAAAACCTCCTATCTTTGCCATATAAATAAAAAGAAAAAAGCAATGGCAAAGAATAAAGAAACCCCCGAACAGCGCACGCAGCGTTTCAAGACCCTTTGCGTCCATATCCTTGCCCAGAGCGGCAATTGCCAGGAATCACAGCATGCCTTCAAAAGCACGCAAAGTATTCCCGATATGTGCGAGGCATGGCGCAAATACTGGCACGGCTTAATCACCGAGGTACCGCAGCAGGTAATCGATGCTTTCAAGGCGGTATATCCGGAGTTTAAGGCAGATATTAACCAGGGTGGTATCTTCTATAACGAGGATTCGCCCACCGGTACCGTCCTTGTAGGCGATACAGACGAGGAAATCCACCTCTACTCCTCCCGAAAGATATACGTCTTAGGCAAGGCACACGTTATCCTCCATAATGCGGCTACCGCCCTCGTGATGAATGAAGGCTGCAAAGTAGAGCTATTGGATGGCAGCAAGGCTACCATAAAGGCAGGTTACGGTATCGCCAGGAACTATGCACACCTGGTAACTGGCAGCGATGCAGAAAGCTACGACCAGAGTGTAGTCTTCATCACTGATGGCACCCTTCACGACCATGGGCACCAGAAAATCAATGCTTTTGGTACGGCAACCATTGATACCTTCACCGATCGCCTCATAGATTTATACGATAAAGCAAAAATAGAAATCAGAAAATGAACTCACATCTTACGATATTGATAAACGACAAGCCGGTAGCTTTGCCCGATGATTTCTCAATAGATATTGAGGATCAGAACCCCGTGTTCAACGATACGGAAATGTTCTCCTATCCTTTCTCTATTCCGCTGGACGGCAACCGATGGCTTGTAAAGAACATCGAAGATATTCATGCCGCCATGAAAGCCGTGAATATGGAGCACCTGCCTACTCGCATTCATGCCGACGGATTGCCATTCCGCAGCGGTACCCTGGTTATGCAGGACGATGAGGAAATAACCGATTCACTCTCTATGAACATCGATGCCAGCACCCAGAGTTTCAGCGAGCTAATCAGCGACCTGCAATGCCGTGATATTCCTGTAAAGGACCAGATTATCATCGGTGAGAAAATCGGTAATGTGAGGGTGGATATAGAGAGCGACCCTGTGGTAAAGGTAAATGTTTTTGTTACCGGAGGTAAGCATAAGGATGATAAGACGGAAAACCACGAAATCAGAGCCGCCCACGTAAGCGTAAGCAAGGTTCTCGAACCGCAAGCACTCGGTTTCTCTTATCCTGCCAGTTGTAAGGAATATACAAGCACATCTACCCAGCATTATAAAGGTGATGCGTATAAGCTCTCAGAGCGTTCCTATCCGCAGAACCATACAGTAAATGAGCCTACCATCGCAAATAACGGTAACTATATAAACACTGCTGCTGCCTATGGCGAAACCGATGGCGCGGGCAGGGCAGCCGCTTACTGCAACGCCCGTATCTGTTACAAACATCATGGTCTTGATGATGACAAGAAGACGGCGAGCGGTGTTATTAGTACGAAAGACTGTACCTGGACGAACGAAGACCTTTACCCTTATTGGGTATTGGATGCCAAACGTCCGCAGTCGGGTATCTGCTTCTATGTGCTTTATTTCCTCGATTGCCTCTTTGACTATCTGGGTGTAACTTTCGATAAGCGAGCCTTAATGCAGATAGAGGATTTGAAGCATCTTTGTTTCTTCACGACCGTATGCAGCTACGATACCGTCAGTTACCAGTACGACGAGGAAGATCCTACAGGCGCAAAACAACCTAATCTTCACCCTCACCATGGTACTTATTACCGAAAAGACGATGCCGAAGTCATCGCCAAGAAGAAGAAAGCTGGCGAAATCAAGACGGGTTATTTCCAAAGCCAGGAGCATATCAATTCATGGCTGGAAAGCCGTGGTTGCGGTGGAAAGATTAATATCGTAAAGGCAGAGAATAAGGACGTGCAGGAATTAACACTCCACACACCTGAAGGCACCACCGAGCATATACAGGTTGGTGAGGTTCGCGATGATGGCGGCAAGGTTACTAGTATCAGCATCGAGGCAAAAATCAGCAAGTTCAAGGTACAGGCAAACGTGCTTAATATGGTAGCCAACAGCGGCAATTTCCCTGATGAGAGCGTAAGCACCGTAATCTCATCTCTTGAAAGTGCCTTTGGTATCAAGTTCTCGTATGATTACGAGCAGAAGAAGGTAACAGCTTATCTTACCCGTGATGTGTTGCGCAAGAGCGGTAATGAGGCAAGAACGTTTCATGCCAACATCCACTCCATGGTCCCGATGACCGAGAAGATTACAGGTGTGCGTATGCGCTATTCTGCAGAGAGTGATGCAAAAGATCAGCGTCAGAATGTACTCGATAGCCGTAGAAACAAGAACATGGGTTATTCTACCGATTATGATTACATCGATTACCCTGCGCCAGATAGTGGCGATAACTCCACCGTCTATAATCTCGACTACATCGATTTCTTCCATAATCTGAGTAGTGGAGATAAGCATTGTTATATCGACCGCAAGACTGGCAACGCTTATCGCGTAAAGGTGAATAGTGATGCAACCACGACAGCTGACTTGAAACCGGTACTCTTTGAGGTAGGTCAGTTTAAGGGTGTAGAATATGGAGATTGCAGCGATGAGAACGAAGATTTCATTCACGATATTTCGGTAGATTTTACTCCTGTTCCGTTCAATGATGTGAACTATTTCAAGGAGATAGAAGCTGCCTATGGCTCTCACGAGGCAATCGACTCCTACAACGGCAAGAAATATGGTGTAACCATCGCCGATAGTCAGCCTATCCTCTGTGCTTATGTAGATGAGGATATGGAGCATGAGTTTGTGGAGCAGATTATCAATCAGACTATCTCTACTGCTTTCTGTGATTTCTACATGCAGCAGACACTATCACTCGTAGAAAGCTACGACCCGTCGAGCACCGATGATGGCAATTCTCCGTTGCAGGATGATTCACGCTGGGGATATGCGGTTGCTTTGATGCGAGGTGGTGGTAGCGATGCTACCCGCCAGTCTTACGATTATAATTACGACCACTTCGGAACGTCCAAATGGCGTACCGTATCTGGTAAGTATGCCCTGGCATGCGATTCACTGGATATGATGGGCAATGAATTTGACTATAATGGTATTCAGGAAGGAACGGGCGAAGGTGAAAAATTCTCGCTCAAGATACGTGCTTTCAAGGAACCATCGTGGTTAAGTGATCCGAAGTATCAAAATGTAGTACTTTGTGATAAAGATGAGGTAGATAAAAATGGTAAGGTGGTGAAGAAGGTCCGTTCCCGCGGCTTATTTGATACCTTCGTCCTCCCCTACGCCTATTTCCTTCTGAACAGAAAGAAGTTTATGGTGAGATGTACCACTACCGTAGCGCAAGTGGCCGATATACCGAACCACTGGCAGGAATGGTGGAACATAGGCGGTATGAAATGCCTCATAGACAGGGTGAATACTACCATCGATGCCAAGACGGGAATGGGAGAGGTTGAGTTAACAGTGTACGCCCTGTAAGGGCAGAAGCTCCTAGCCCAGGGCAACACCCTGGGTATATAGGATGTGGTTTATGTCGCCCTGTAAGGGCAAAAGCTTTTAAATAGAAAATATGTTTTATAATATAAAAACGAAATAAAAATGGATAAAAAGATATTGATTACCGGAACTGGTATTCATTCTGCCCTAGGCAGAAGTACAAGAGAAGTAGCCATGAACCTCTATAAGGGTAAATGCGGATTGCATCACGACGAATGCCGCGATAAATACAATTCCGATTTATGTGGCAATGTACCTAGTTGGAAAGCAGAGTGTCTGGATATACTTACCCATGCGCAATACGAATGTATGCCTGCACATGGTTTTTATGTGCTCGATGCGGTATTCGAGGCGCTGAAGAAAGCAAAGGTCAGTAAGGAGTTTCTTGAAAACCATAATGTTTCACTTATCGTAAGTAACGACTCAGAATGTTATGAAAGCAAAGTTGTGGTCTCTCACGTAAAAAAGAACATCTCTAATCGTAGACTTCCGGTAACAACCCTATTCCGTTCACTTAATTCCACTATCAGCATGAACCTGGCCACTATCCTCGGCATTCATGGTTTATCGCTCACCGTTAGCGCAGCCTGTGCAGGAGGTGGCCACGCCATCGGACTGGCAAAAATGTTGCTCGATAGCAAACAGACTGAAATGGTAATTGTGATTGGCGCGCAGGAATGCGGATCTCAATACTGCATGGAAGCTTTCGATGCCCTCGGTGTCTTCTCACCCAATAAGGTGCAGCCGTTTGGCAAAGGCAGAAACGGATTGGCCCCATCTGGTGGCGCAGCCTGCATCATCCTCGAACCATCGGATAGTTTTCGATTGAAAGAAGAGAAGGTGCCTTCCTTCGCTTCCCTTTCCGGTTATGGTTTCTCTTCAAACGGCAAATCCATCACGACCCCTGATAGCTATCAGGAAGAAGTGTCGATGCTGAATGCTATCGAGGACGCAGGATTGGACGAAGGTATGATAGACGTAGTTCTTGCTCATGCTACAGGTACCCCGATGGGCGATGAAGCCGAGGCAAAGGCAATAGAGAGAATTTTCCCTGTCTGTCCGAACGTAGTAGCTACAAAAGGAATGACGGGTCACGAGTGTTGGATGGCAGGTGTCTCGCAAGCCGTGCAAGCTACCATCATGCTTACATACGGTCGTCTGTTCCATGCAGCCACTACCGAGGAGAACGCCTTCCCGAAATTGAACCTGGTGATGCGCCCTAAGTATTATTCCCCTCATCATATCCTCTGTAATGCCTTTGGCTTTGGAGGTACAAACTCCTCATTCGTTATTTCGAATGTTGAATGTTGAGTGTTGATTTAGGCTAGTGCCTTCGCGCCTCCGTTCCCAGCGATTCTATCGCTGGTCAGTTACTAATAAAAAGCAAAAAAAATATGAAAAAAGAAGAAATAACCTCTCGCATTATCACCATCGTGAACAGCCTGAAAACATCATGGGTAAAGCACGAAGTAACACCTGCTTCTAACCTTCGTGACGAGGTAGAACTGGAGTCTATTGATTTCCTCGATATGATCCAGCAGGTGGAAATGATGTTCCATATCAAGATTACCCCCGAAGAGGCGAAAGATTGCAAGCTCGTTTCTGATGTAATTGCGCTCACCGAGCAGAAAGTCAACATTCAACATTCAACACTCAACACTAAATAACTATGGCACAGAAAATCAATCTCACATCTGGTTCTGTCTTTGCCGGAAACCCGATAACCTTTACCATCACCCCCTCCGTGGCTACGAATCCATCCTTCCATCGGGTTATCGTAGAAGTGAACTTTGATGATGGTACGGGCAGTTACGAAACCAATAAGCTCACTATTCCTGTTACCACCGAGAGAAGTGATGTATCGCTCGATATATCCTCTGCTCTCCGTATTACGCTGGATAGCTACAAGTATACTGCCATTCCATCCACCTACCCCGTGGTAAGCTGGTACATCAAAGCCTACGATGAGTATATGGATAACAACGGCGAGGTGCATACCGGTGTAGGCGAGGTCTATTATCCAGCTGATGGCTCGAAGAATAAAGGTGAAACCAACCTTCGCTGCATAGCCGGAGCCTTCAGCGATATAGAACGATTGAAATCGGGCGTAACGAAGGCAGTCACCCATCTCTCCTGCAAACCGACTGATACCCACGAAATAGCCATTGTAGGCGCGAGCTTCGTTTATCCGGTATCATATAGCGCAGCACAGAACCTAGCCACCAGCAGCTCACTGACCGCCCCTGCATCTGAAGAACAGGAAATTACGAAAGAGGGTGCGCAGAGTATTCAGGGGCACCCTATCTATGCTCTACCATCCTCTGAAGCTGAAGACCGTACCACCTTCCGTTTCATTAACCGCTTCGGTTGTCTGGAGAGTATCAGCGTACCGAAATCCTACTCTCAGAAGATGAATGTCGAAAGCACGCAATATACGAAAGCTATTCAGGAAACCTTCAATCAGTTCTCCCGTTCGGCTATTCAGAAGCAGAATGATCGTGAAAGTTGGCTCTATCAGAGTGACCCGCTCACCAAGGCATGGCAGCAGTGGTATCTCCATGAGTTCCTGATGTCTAAGCACGTATGGCTGAAAGCCAATGATGCCTGGCTTCCTTGTACCATCAATCTTGAAGACGAGATAACCATCAAGGACGAAACCAACAAAAATATGTATTCCGTTTCCTTTACTGCCAAGCTAGGTATCAACGGCAACCCGCTTATTTAGTGTTGAATGCTTTTATTAATGTTGAGTGTTGAATGTTGAATGTTGATTTAGGCTAGCGCCGTTGAGTCCGTTAGGCAATTCAACATTCAACATTCAACACTCAACATTTAAAAATCCCATTCAACATTTTTTGTCCCCACTAAAAAAGCGAAAACCTTTATCTTTGCCTTATAAATAAATAAAAATCCAAACAAAAAAATGGCAACAGAAGCAAAAAATACAAATTATTGGATCTCGAGCACTGCGCTCTATATCCAGCTAAATTCGATGGGAGAGCCTGACTACATCCAGTGTAGTGTAGTATCGGGCGCTTCAGTCCTCTGCTATATGAGCGATGTGCCAGGCTTGGGCTATGATGCCGGTCACAACTATCAGCGCTGGACGCTTGCTGCCTATCCTTCTATCTTCCCCGATAGCAAACGGAAGTATGTGTATATCGCCATTCCACGACAGTCTACCACCGATAATAACCAGGCTACCGTCGTGTTCCCTGGTCAGAAGATAGATATATACGGTAAGACTATTCCATCTTCCGGAACTGAAGGTGTGCAGATAGGTAACGAGGCTTATTACTATATCTTTACAGGCGGTATCATATCTGCTGTAAAGGCCGATGCCGACAATACCAGAAAGCGAGAATGGGAACAGCATTTTGATTGCGGAAAACTGGCTACCGACGAGGCTATAGCCAGTGGTGGAGAAGGCGCATGGTGGCGGTATAATTCCGTATCAGATACCATCACCTTCCTCAAGGAGATTCTGAAGGCAAACTTTAATGAATTGTCGGCAAATGTAGCTCGCGTAACTAGTCTTTTCCTGGGTGGGCATAAACTGAAGGGCGTTGCTGACAGTAACGGCACCCTGGAAACAAGCAATGATACCGTTGTTACCCCTCAGTATCTCGGTCAGTTTGGGGTGAAGCATTTCCTTGCCAAGGATAAGGATGATACGGCCCATGGCACTATCACTTGGGAGAAGGTGCAGAAGTTCTTTAGTGGATTGCTTATCGGTAACTCCAACAATGAGAACGGAGGCTCGTGGACTCCAGATGCAGAAGGTCGTTCGCACCTAATCACAGATTACTTGGAGGTAAGAATGAAGGCTATCTTCGAGGAGCTGGTTATCAATAAAACATCCACCATTGGCGGTAAGGAGATAATCTCTCCTACTGGTGGCGTGGTGGCTCATAAGGTAGAAGAAGTTACTGTGACATATAATAATGTGTCACAGAAGGCTTATCGTTGCTATTTCTTAGCAGAGCAGGATGGTGATGAGGTAGATAACGACTTCGCGGTTAACGACCAAGTGCGCTCGGAATCATTCAATGTTCGCAAGGGCACTTATCACAAGGCTGGCAATCACTTCTATTGGCGATTGGTAATCGGTCGTGATGAAGACCCTGTAGAGCTGGAAGGAAAGAAATATCATTATATCGACCTCTCTGATACCGATTGCGCTACGGCAAGCGATGTTCCTGCTAAAGGTGATGTGCTCAACCAGTGCGGTAATAGAACCGATGTGGAACGTCAGAACTGCCTTATCTTCTCGGCGGTAGATACCTATTCGCCATCCATTAGCCTCTATCACGGCATCAACAGCTATTCCTTTGCAAACAAGGAGTATGTGGAATATGGCGTGAATAAGCAGAATAACAAGGCATTCTTCAACGTCTACGGTGATATGTATGTAGGCGATAGACCTACAAAGGAGAATGGCTATGAGGGCAGCTCTTATATCAGATATGATAGCAGCACTAAGCAATTGTCTGTTAAGGCTAAGATTTCCGCTAAATCCACTGTGGATGGCAAGGAATTGTCTCAGTATATCAAGGAGAACACCGATGATACCGTTGCCAACGCAGCCAAAAAGGCAGCAGAAGATGCTCAGAAGGCGGCACAGACCGCACAGACGGACATTAAGAACCTCGGAAAGACGGTCACTGATAACAAGAAGGAATTCGATAATTATGTTACCGATGGCTACCTAGAGCCTTCCGAGATTGCAGCAATGGCGCAGGATTCTAAGCGACTTGAGGATGATTTTGCGGCAGCACAGAAGTCGTACAATGAGGTGAAGGAAGCAGAGGTGCTGACGAACACCAAGGAGCTCACCGACCTCAATACCGCTTTTGCTACCCTCACGACTGCCAAGACGGAACTCGTTACGTATCTCTCAGATATATCTACAAATTACAATA